ATGGCAGAGGGAGAAATACGATTTTTGTTTAATTATTCCGATGGAATTGTGGACTACTATTTTGAAGGTTGATCAGAGGGAGGCGTATATTGATCTTATGTTGACTCGTTGTGACATGGAATATGTACCAGAAGTTATCGAGGAGAATGGGAAAAAGATTAAGCTTACGGATGAATTTGGCAGGATTCAGTACAGTAAGGTTCCCAAAGAGGACAAGGAAGGAAATGTAAAATGGAAAATAGATCCTTTAAATCTTGAAGTTTTTGCCAAGAATGTTCGTAAATATGGATTATGGCAAGAAGATTTGTTGATTCTCAAAGAAGCGATCTTAGCCGTTGATGGGGGAACAAGTGGGCAAGTCAAAGATAATTGAATTAATAGTTTTGGGTCTTTGGCTTATGATTGCAATAATTCTCTTTTTAAGGGTTCAATCGCCAACAACATATATTCCTTCTGGTGATAAAGAGATTAATTTGCCTATTGATAAATCTTATTCAGTTAAAACCATAACAGTTGTCGATGCCAACTGTTATGATATAACTCTGATTGATAATGGTTCATCGCAGCGTATTATGGCAGAATTTCCAATAAATGCTGTGATTGATTCTAAGAAAAAACTTATAGAATTGTTTAACGATGGCACAAAACCAAGAGTTGTTTTGAAAGAAAAGAAAGATGGAAAATGGATAATTGATGCATTTATTACTATTAATGGGAAAGAAATTTGTGTAGTTGAATGGATGAAGGAAAATAAATTAGTATATCAGTGACTAATTTAATTTATGGAAACACCAAAAAACTTTATGATTAGATGCCACAAGTGTAGATGGGCCAGATTGTCAACGGGTTTGACATCTGACTTAACTGATTTAACAGAAATAAAAAACAATTGTTCAACATGTGGGTCTAAAAGACAATTTAAATGCCCCAAATGTGGTCTACCTGCAAAGATGGATAGAATAAAGAGAACCGATGGATGAGACTTTTAACTTCGTGTCGTCGTAATCAGGGCGATGGTAAATTATTACCAAGAGAATTTTTGTATAATGAAATAAATTTTCGTAAATATAAATTTAATAATCGTCCAAAGCCAGAAAACATTAATCGTATTTTAATTATAACTTGTTTTAGTGAATTTGGCTGTGAAACAATTGGTTTGATGTATTGTATTCCAATGTTGATTGCGAACAATCCTAGTGCATATGTAATTTGTGTTGGTTGGTATGGTCGTGAGTATTTGTACAGGCACTTAGTTGATGAATTTTGGGAGATAGAAGAGAGTGCCATGTGTTTGCGAGAATATGCAAATGCCTTTATCAATAGTTCGATTAATATTCGTCGAATAGAAAAAAGTTTAGATAAATATGGTATGCTTTTCAAAGGTGCCAGTCTTGGTTATCTTTGTGTTGGCAACACATGTGAAGTGTGCAAGAAAATGTGGGCTTCTGCCGATGTGGATAAAGGTTGTCCAATTTGTCATTCAATGAAAGTAAAAAAGGGTTTTTTGTCGGATGTGTCGAATCATAGGGAAAATGCTGTAAAAATTCCTTTTCCTTGTCAAAAAGTGCAGGAGAGGGCGAGAAAGTATCTTAAGGAAAATTCAGTTGGTATTTTCGCCAGATCAAGAAAAGCTTATGGAAGAAATTTACCATCTGAGTTTTACATTAATCTTATCAAGAATTTGGAAAAAAAGGGATATAATCCAATTTGGCTAGGTGAAAAGCAAAGTGTATTGCCTTGTCCTGTGGATCACATTGTAGATTTTAGCAGGATGCCAGAATCAAGGGATTTAGAATTAACTCTTGCGATTATTTCTAATTTAAAATTTACTGTTCAGTTTTGGACTGCTTCGACAAGATTGGCGAGTATTATTGGTATTCCTTGGATATTATTTGAGACGCCTGATCAAATTGCTGGCAATGGTCAGGAAGGTAAGCGAATAGCGTTGACGACTGATAGTAATAAGAAAAAATTGATATTGGCTCATTATTTTAATGTGTTGGAAAATCAGGACAGAGCATTAAAAGTTTTAGATGAAGCGATTGATGAAATGTGTCAAAATAATTGGGATGATGTTTTGGGTTTAATTGAAGACGAAGGCATAGTGAACGACATGTTGAAAAAACAAGAAAATTGGAGGCGATTGTGAATTCTGTTGCAGATTTTTTAAAACGGTCGGCAGAACGTAATGGTTTTAACAGAGATCGCTATGAAGAAAAGAGAATTCCAACTGACTTTACGAATGTTTGTATTTTACCTTTTTTTGGCGATTTAAGAAGCCTTACTATTCTTTCATCATATATTTTACATCGATACAGGGAAGAGTATAGAGGCTCAAAATACTTCATAGTTGCTTCATGGCCCGGATTTCAAGGTTTATTTCCATATGCTGATGAGTATTGGTCTTTGACAGATGATTCGATTATGAAAAAGTTTTATGAAAATTCCGAGGGAATGAAAAATAGGTCTGATATAAGTTTGTCTTATACTAGAAACATCAATGAGTTTTTCAGGGATGTTATTGATGTTTCTGAAATGCAAAAATATTACAGGAATGGTTTTACCAATTTCTTTTTTGAAAAATTTAACAATGTAAAGAGATTTTTGCCATTTGTGCCGAGTGCTTCTATTATAGGCAGAGATTTCAATAAGCTTTTGATGACAAAATCTGGTTATAAGGTTTTTATTCATCCATCAATTTATGGTAAATTTTGGCATAATGGGATTAGTGATCAGATTAAAGCCAAGCGTGAATTTTACATTGGTTTAGTTGATTATTTGGTTGAAAATAAAGTAACGCCTGTGTTGTGGCAGAATTTCTTGTCTTTTGATCTTTCTGAGGAATTGGGAGACAAGTGTATTTATTTGCGAGAGCCAGATGTGATAAAGGCTCTTGCTGCCATGCGTGCTACGGGTTGTGTTCTTGATACTTTCAATAGTATTTCTCGTTTGGCTATTTTGGCCAGATGTCCTTATTTGGTTTTGGATGAAAGATCGAGATATGCTGGGACCAAAGAACATGAAATTGATGATTTAGGCGGATCACAATTGCCTAAGCAATATATTTTTTCATTTTCTACTATCATAAACAATGGCGATGCTGGTTTTTGGAATAAGGACACATATTCAACTATTATGAATAAGTTGGACTTATTTTTACCAGAATTAAATCGTGACAATTGGCCTTCTACGGCGGAATCGTACCAGATGACACCGTATGAAGAATATGTGCAGCCGCAGAAGAAAAAGAAGATAGGCACAAGATTCATCAAGGTAATTAAAGATTAAAGGAAAATAGCATGGCTTGTAAGGTTGAACTTCGTGATTTGCCCTTAAATCCTAGTTGGTATGAGAGGGAAATAGCATTTAAGAAAATGTTCACAGCTTTTAAAAAGCAAGTGGCAGAGGCTGGAATTTTACATGATTATAAAGAAAGGGAGTATTATGAAACTCCCGGTCAGTTGCGTCGAAGAAAAAATCGTGAAGCTCAGAATGTTCGTCTCAAGGAAAAACTTCGTGAAAATTTTCCTGAACGAAGAAAGCCCAAAAAGAGTGATAACAAGAAGGCAAAAGCCAAAGGTGAATAATGACAGCTAAGAAGGGTACGATCATGAGCCTGAGTGTTGATCCAGACATTCAGGAGAAAATGAAGTTAGTTGCAAAGAAAAGAAATATTAGTGTTTCTAAATTAATCAGGGATTTGGTTGAAAAGAATTTACCAGAAATTGACGAAGATGTCGATGTTGTTGTATTGAAAATTCCCGTTTCTTACAGGTCTAATCCTGATACACTGAAGCAGTGGCTTGGTTTGAGGATAGATGCTATTATAAAGGCATTGACTAGCTAATGATTAATATTAATGAACCGCTGAAGATTGTTGCTGAAAGTCAGATTCCAAAGGCAGAAAACATGCCTATTGATAATCTCATGAATATTTTTCGTCTTTGCAATAAGATGGAAAAGATTTGTGATGAAAATATTGGGATTGGTCTTTCGGCTGTACAAATCGGCATTCCGTGGAATCTGTTCATTGTAAAAAGGGGCAGATCCTACGAATATTACGTTAATTGCGAATACTCAGGATTGGGTGCTACAAGAAGGTCAATCGAAGGTTGCTTGTCCATTAAGAATGAAGATGGGAGCATGAGGCGATTTGAAGTTGAGAGATTTGAGAAAATTATGTTAAAGGGCAAGCAGCTTCGAGTTTCTGGGACGCCATCTTTGGTTCTTGATGATATTAATCGAGAAGAAAATAATTTAATGGCAATAGTATTTCAGCACGAGATTGATCATGGAAAACAAATATTAATAAGTGATATAGGCAAAGAAATTGAATTGATGGAGTGACAAAATGTTGAGTTTAAAACAAATAAATGATGTTTGCTTGTCAAATGATTTAACTTATAGGAAATGTCGTTATTTGTGTCAAGATGAAAGCGACAGGTCAAAATTTTATTGTTTAAAGTTATCTGTTAAGGGACAAAAGATTGATAGAGAAATAGACATATATGTCGATAATTTAAAAGCCAAAGGGAAATCTATCATTCAAGACAATTTGCCTTTAGGAGACAATTGCTCTGGTTATCCTATGTTGCGATATTTGCAGCAGGGTTATGATCAGAAGAATTAAATTTCTTCAATTCTTTTTTTAATTAGATCGTAAACATTTTTCCCTTGATTGATTTTTATGGCACTTTTAAATATACTTTCATTAAGTGTGGCATTGTTGAATCTAGCAATTTCTATTGCCATAACTTCGGTTGTTTTTTCGCTTTTGATTGCTCGATCACGGTAGTAAAACAAAAACATAGCTATGACGATGATGGCGAAAACAAATATCAATGCCCCATCTCCTTGAATGATTTGAATGCCAGTATTCTCATTGCGTGAAACTGCGGCATTTATGTTGACTAGGCCGCTTTGTATCTCTTTCAGTTTACTGTTTTGAGCAGTTATATCTTGCCTAATTTTAGCAAGTTCCAGCATTAGCCCATTTTGATTAGTTCGTATATCCTCTATTTTACCACTTTTATTTTCAATTTTTGGATTGTTTCTTGGGTTGAAGTTAGCGCATCCTGCCAAGCTTATCGAGATTGAAGTAATTATGATGATTAAAAATTTTGACATGATTCCTCCTTTCTATCTATTTACAATTTACTGTTTTCCACATATGCTAGTACGGTCTTGTTCAATCGCTGGAGGGATTTGGCGTTATGGATTACAAGGATGTTGGGTCATTAGATTTCGATGATTTTGAGAACGACGATCTTTCGTTAAATGAAAACGATAAGATTGTTAGTGAATTTAAGTGCAATGCTAAGTCATTAGCGAAGCAGTATGTCGAGCAATTTTTCAAGGATAAATCTTTACATATTGGTGGAAAAATACCGAATAAGTTTTTGCACAATGAAAAAAGAATTTCAATGATTTTGAACTATACTGTTTGTGATGGCATAGATCATTCTATAAAAGCTTTAGCAATGACATATCCAGAAATGGCAAATGATATAAATCAAAAGGTTAGTCGTGATAGTGAGTTGATCAAAGAAGTTCTAGTTAATATTGGTAATGCTAGAATTCCGAAAGAATTTGCTGGTGGTATTTTATGTGTTTATTTAGAACTTATTGAAGGTGTTGATTTTTGAGTCGTGATTTATTTTTGTTGGGAAGGCAGTTTGATTTTTATGAACTGCCTAAAGAAAAAAAGTACCTCCTGAATTATTTTGACACGCCAATTCAGGAGGCTTTTCTTAAATATTTTTTTGTTTTTGGAGACTATAAAAACTTCACTGATCACACGGGAAATGTAGTTCAAATGCGATGGTTGAAGGTTTTACATGAAAAATTAATTACAATTGAAAAAGCTCATAAAGAAGCTCGTGCCAATATGGATATGGCTGGTTTAGTTGATATTGAAAAAGGAAAATTAAAATTTAGTAAAAAAAGTTCTAAATAGTACATGGCACTTTTATCATTTAAAGACTGGCGCAAAAAAATCTCAGAGGCTAGTCCCACGACTCGTCTTAGGGCAGGGATAATGATGGGTAACTATCCCATGTCTGCTGGCGTAGCAATGTCACGGTCTACTCCTAACCCTGAATTTGTAAAAAAGGCGATTGAAGAATTTGGGACGCCTGATCATCCAAAGAAAAAGAAGAAGAAGCGTAAAAAGAAAAAAGGCAGTAGATGATTTTGTTTATGGAATGGATGGATGAACTTAACGAGGCCCGTAAAAAGGGTAAGCCTCGTCATGCTCCCATTCCACATCATGATATTGAGCGTTGGCTGAAATCTGTTGAATTACTGGCTAAGGATTTAGAGGATTTGAAAAAATCTAGAAAACAGGCTGCTGAACGGTTTGCTAAATTGGCTAAAAAGAAAAAAGAAGACGAAGAGAAAAAGAAAAAAGAAGACGAAGAGAAAAAGAAAAAAGAAAAAATAATTAAAAAATTAAAGAATGATGAAGAATCAGAAGAATCAGAAGAAGCAAAGAAAAAGTCAGATGCTTCTGACAAATTTAGGAACATTAAGAGTCAAAGACGCAAAGATGGCTCTCGAAATGAGCCTGAAGAATCAGATGTTCCTGAAAAATTTAGGAACATTAAGAGTCAAAGACGTAAAGATCTCTCTCGAAATGAGCCTGAAGAATCAGATGATTCACTCAAGCAAATTAAGAGTCAAAGACGCAAAGATAGGATTCCTAAAGATAAAAAATAGATTGATGGCTGTAAATTTGCTATAATAAATTATAGTGGGGTGTAGTCATGAGCGAATTTATTGATACAAATGATTCTTTGGTTAAAGCGCAGCAAGTTAAAATTTTGAAGGAAGTACATAATGGTGTTTATGTTTTGAAAGAATTGCTAGAAACATATATCATTGTTGTTGCTACAAATAAAGATTCAAATAAAAATTTCATTAATAGGATTAGCTGTAAAAAAGGCATTCCCATTGAGGGATATGTTTATGATGCACAATCAGATTGTTATTTTATTGAGTGTTCAGATTTTTTACATTTAGGGGTTATTCCATTTTCTTTTGTCATTAAGTCTAAAAGTAGTCAATATTGGAAGACAAATATACCGATTCCTGAATCTGTCATTAAAAAGAATCTTACTGATTCGCAAAAAAAAGATTTGAGAAACTTTAAGAATCATTTTAAATCTGACGATTATATCATTAATTATGTACAAATGGTCAGTCCCAACTGATGAGTCAAATTAAAAAGAAAAAATATTGGTCACAGATTGAAAGTCATGACTATTGGATGGGAATGGCTTTCATGTATGCCATTAAATCACGCACAGGAAATGCTAGTTTGATTATTGATGCATCTGGTAAAATGACTTCTTATGGTTTAGAGTCGCCTCCTTATATTTCTTCTTCGCAAAATTCTGTTGTAATTCCAAGTGAAATCAATGCAGTTTTGAATAATAAATCGGAATTAATTGATGGAACCATATATTCGACAAGTCCGCCAACATATGAGGCAGTTTTGACAATTATCGCAAACTCTGGATTTAAAAAAATATATTATTATCCAAAATGCGATATAGATTCACGTTCAGTAGAGGCAATAAAGTCTGTTTTTATTGATATCGAAGAATATAAGTGTAATTTGAATTGGATTAGAGATTATTTTATGTGTTTAGAACATAAATAATTTTATGGCATGTTCATCTACAGGAATCGGTTGTAGTTCTCCTCCTTCTGGCTGTCCAGACGAATATGGATGTATTGGTGGGTTATGCCCAGATTTTACTATTCGTAGACACGATACTAAGCCAGCATTTAAGGTTAAAATAGAAGATTGTGATGGTCCTTTGGATTTAACTGATCTTGTCTTAGAAGCCACTATGTGGGCCAAGGGCAAGATCAAAGTTAACCTAGATCAGGACGACACTGTTATTGGCTTTGCTGATAACATTGGATTTGGTCAGATTATGGTTGGTGATGTTATTATTATGAATCAGGCTAGATTGCCTGAAAAAATGTTGGTTCTTGGTTTTGATGAAGTGAATAAATTGATTAATGTGCAGCGAGGCTATCATGGAACGCCTATTCAAACTTGGAAACGTGGCACAATTGTAAGAATCATAAAATTTTCTAATGCTGTAGCAACAAGTGAAATGGTTTATCAAGATATAATTAATATCGATGGCACTACTTCAAAAGATGTTTTGGTCAACAGTTATTTTGTTTATGAGTGGTCGTCTGGTGATACTTGTTTGCCCGGATGTTATTATTTGGAATTTAAGTTGTTGAAAATGGTTGTTGCTCCAATGTTAGCGATACAGTCAACTGTGCCAAGCAATCAAATTCCAAGTAATTTATTGCCAGATGATATTGTTCCAAGTTTTACTGATTCGAGTTTAATACCATCAAATTTCTCTTGTGGAATGGATGCGGCGATAGAATGGGTTAGAAGGTTCCCAGTTGATTCAGAAGGTTTTTATATTAAAATAGTTGATTCAATTACAATTGATGATTGACACGGCTTATTATTGGTAGTATTTTTCTATAGGTTTATTTTTGTGGGGGCTAACAGGTTTCAAACGATGAATATGAATAATGGAAATAAGTTCAACAAGGAAAGTCGTGATGATCAAAACAGAATTAATTGGCAGATAAGAGTACCACAAGTCAGAGTTGTCCATGACGATGAACAGCTTGGCATAATGTCAACAGAACAGGCAAGAAAAATTGCAATGGATCAAGGTCTTGATCTTGTTGAAATCGCTTCAACTGCAAAGCCACCAGTTTGTAGAATAATGGATTACGGTCGTTATAAATACGAACAAAACTTAAAGAAAAAAGAAACTGCTAAAAAACAAAGAGAATCACAGGCTCAAATAAAAGAAATTAGATTGCGTCCTGCAATTGCCAATCATGATGTAGAAACAAAAGTCAATCAAGCCAAAAAGTTTTTAGAAGAAGGATGTAAAGTTCAATTTAATCTTCAATTTAAAGGTTATCGTGAATTAGGCCATAAAGAGCAAGGTTTTAGCGTGATGAAAAAGATCGTTGAACTCGTAGAGCAGTTTGGTATTGTTGAAAAGCAACCAACTATGGAAGGCAATAGAATTATATGCTTTTTTACGCCCAAGGCCTGATGGATAATTTCATGAAAAACGAAATTCTCAATTGTAAAGTCTTTGATGTTCAGAATGAGTTTAATCGTCGTTTGTATTATAACCAACAAAAAATTATTCCATCAAATCCTCCCCTTATTCTCAGAATAATTCATGATGCAAGTCAAGAGTTGCTTGAATTTGCATTTGGGCATTTTGGTAAAAAATTGGGTTATCTTGCCAGTATTCTTGACATGACACATCCAGATTTAGTTTCAATTTTTGATGGTAGTTTTTCCGATGATCAAGAGTTTTCAAAACAATGTGTTCAGTTTCTTGCTATGGCAGAATATGCTAAAAACAATGATTTAAATCATATTTTTCCACTTCTTGGATCGCTTCTTATTAAAGAATCTTTAGACAAAAATATTGTTCGTAAAATTGATTCTATCAGTTGCAATAAATCTTATGCAAGAATGATATTGAATTCTGATGAACGTGAAGCTATTAGATTTTCTAAAAAAATGCAAACCATTGATTTGCAAGCTTTTTACAAGAAAGGCGAAGAAGCATGGAATTCTCAGCCTGATAATTTCAAACAATTCATTCGTTATGATGCGGCTTACTTGCGTGAATTAAAGCAAGCAGAGAGAAAAATGAAGCGTTATCAGGAGTTGGGCTGTCATAGTCTTGCTTCAGAAATATGTAAAAGTATTGATTTGTTTCGTGAAAACATGGAACAAGCTTATTATGGTTTTAACCGTATAACAATGACCAGTGCCGCAGTAATTTTGGCAAAATCATTAGGATATTCATTTAATCCTTCTTACCAATTGTCGGTAGGCGGTCATGTAATGCGTGTGGAAGCACAAGTAACTATAAATCGTTCTTTCTTTACTGATTATTATTTTGATTCATCTTTGGTTGTTGACGCAAATTATCATTATGATCCAAAGGTTTATCCATTTCATGAATTGAAAGAAATAGCTTCTCCTGAAGTTATGCATACAATTAATATGTTGGAGAAGTTTCCAGAAGCAAACGATAAGCCAATATTTGATCATTTTGGAGTAATTGTTCCAACAATTGCTTATAAAAATAAAATGTTCAATAATGAAAATGGTATTTTGCAAGATTATGAAAATTTAGAAGATGCCACTAGGGATTTGGATAAGATATTCATTAAGAAAAAGTTTTTTTATCCAATCATTGTTGGTGAAAAAGATGGTAAGTGTTTCTTTATTTGCTATTGGACTTGAGGTTTTGCAATGCTTTATAATTTAACAAAAGAAGAACTTCTTGAATTTGCACATATGATTTATGAGCAATCTGTGAATGGCTACCTAGATCTGAAAGAAGGTACTTGTCACAAGTTGTTGGTAAATTTTCTAACAAACAAGAAAACTTCTATCCCAGATACTAATGTAAACATGAGTACCAATTTTGTGGACACAAATCAGATTTTTAACTCTGATGTTTTCACAGTAACGGAAAGTTTTATCATCAATCAAACTCATTGAGTTTGTAAATTTACGGGGATAATTATGTCGAAGAGTAAGATTCTTACACCTATGGGTTCAATTTATGATTCCACCATTATTGGCAGTGGAGCAAAAGTTCCTAAAATCAAATCTGTTAAGCCAACTGGCTCACAGGTTCTTATTGAATTTTTGACATCTCAGGAAATGCTTGGGACAAGTCTGGCTGTTAATGAAAAAACAGATTTGAAAGTTCCTTTGCAAGGTTATGTTCGTTCTGTAGGTCCTAACTTCAAGTCATCAGATTATGGCTTTAATATAGGCGACAGAGTCACTGTTTCAGGTCCCGGCATTCATGTCCCTAATTGGGACAACATTCATCGTGATCGATTCTTGATGGAGCCTTCTTCAATCAAAGGTGTGATAATAGAAGAATGAAAGACCCTTATGCCGTTCTAGGCGTTCCTAAAAATGCAACAAAAGATGATATAGTCAGGGCATACCGTAAGGGTGCCCTGAAGCATCATCCTGATAAAAATCCCGGCGATTCTGAAGCCGATGTTAGATTTCGTGAAATTCAAGAATCTTATGATATTTTAATTAATGATAATAAACGTGCCGAATATGATAGCGTTGGACCCTCAATGCATTTCCGCAGAAGAGGATTTGAAGGCGGTTCGTTTAATGGTTCCTTTGGCGACGTAATGAATGATTTTTTTCAGCACAGTACATTTCGTGGAAGAAATCTTACAATCAGATTGGAAATTGATCTCCAAGAAGTCTATACAGGTTGCGATAAAGATTTAATTGTCAAAATGAAAAATACTTGTACCACTTGCAAAGGTCAAGGTCAGGTGAGCAATGAAGCTTGTGGAAATTGTAATGGAGAAGGTTTCACCAAAGTCAATAACGCTCCTTTTGAATTTAGAACAAATTGCTCTGTGTGCAATGGTCTTGGAAAAATAAATCCAATACTATGCGTTGATTGCAATGGTACGGGATTGCTCTCTGGCTACAAAGAAAAGAATATAAAAATTCAAATTCCATGTGGCATTGAAAGTGGAATGAATTTGAAAATTAGTGGTCAAGGCGAAGAATCGCTTCGTGGTGGAAAGTCTGGTGACTTAATTGTTCATGTTTTGGTTCGTGAACATGAATGTTTTGATCGTGATGGAATTGATTTGTCGATTGATGTTCCAGTGAGTTATAGCCAATTGGTTTTAGGGTGTGATCTTTTGGTTCCTACCATTACAGATGAAATGATTACGGTAAAAATACCAGAAGGAACTCAAAGTCACGCCAAATTCAAATTGCGAGGCAGAGGATTGCAACTGCCCAATGGAATATTGGGAGACATGTATGTTTCCGTAAAATTAGAAGTACCTAAGAAAATATCAAATGAATATATGCAATCAATAAAAAAAATCGAAGAATATGAAAAAACAACTATCGGTGAGCGTAGAGAAAAATGGATTAAAATTATCAATAAAAAACGTAAATAAATTAAATCAATTATTGGAGTCACTATGAAAGCTATGAATAATAAGTTTTTTTGGATTGTTGTGGGCTTGACAGGGGCTATGCTTTTGATAGGTGTTGGCGGTAAGTTTTTCGTAGATAGAGTCGCAGACGTTGTAATTGATAAGCTTAAAAAGGATTATAGCCCATCACCATATGGTCCCGGTATAGATCCTGATAAAATCGATGCCAATAAATTTAAGAAATAATGTGACAACTTTTAATTTGCGAAGGCGCAAAACTATTGTCTGTTGGTAATCTCAGCATTTTAACTGCCATAATTTTTCCAATTTCTGGATTTCCATGAATTCTTCTAAACTCATCATGGGTAAAGAAAAGTTTTGTTCCATCGATTAGTTGTATGTAAATGGGATTTTTCTTACGAATAATCATATGAATTTTTGATTTTTTGTTTATAACTGGCAAATCTAAATCTATTTTTGGCAAAACGAATGATTTGGCCCATGAGAAATTTTCTTGAACCGCAACGGCTCCATATTTCTCAACACAATCACGAAGATTGATAAATTCTAAAAAATTGTTGATCATTGTTACTTATTTAGAATAATGAGCGAAAAATATAAAATAAACTCGGTGTCCAATATTCTCACCATGATTGTTGACTTCAAAGACCAATCGGGTCAAAATAAAACAATTCATGTGGGTTTGGATTATTTACAAAGAAAAGTACATTTTGTTGGCGATATTCCAAAAGATATTGATATATCTGAATTGGAACAATCTATTCTAATGTATGTGGAACCAGAATCCATTGATGAACTATCCGTTCCAAATGAAATTTGGCAGCGTGCGATGGAAATTAAAACAGGAAAATTTGAAAATAATGAATTTATGAACTTTCAAGGATAAAAATGCCAACCAATAATACAGAAAAAATGGGATTTTCAGTTTCTATGGGACAAGAAAAAAGAGAGCCGTGCAATTTGAGAACTATTACTTTAGAGAGAGTTTATAAGTTTATTGAAAATAAAAATATTGATGCAAAATTAACTTTTCAATTAAAAAAAATGGCCGCTGTTTATCCACAACAAGCATTGGAAAATTGGATGAAAAATTTCAATATACACTTGCTTAAAGCAAGAAGTCTTGTAAAATTAAGTAAGCCAGAAATAAGTCCAGTTGAATTGGGTGATGAACCAAAAATACCATCAAGGGAAGAAATTGAACATGTCCCGCAAAATGAAGAATTTGAATGACGCTTTGCTTATGCACGGGAACAAAATACCAGTTAAAATCATTGCTGATGATCCTATGTTTTTACCAAAATATAAAACATTTGGATCAGCAGCATGTGATTTAGTTGCAAATATTCCCACTAATGATGCTGGTCATACCTTTATCAGCGTTATGCCTAATCAAACTGAAGTTATTGATGTTGGTTTTAGAATGTCGATACCATTTGGTTGGGAAGTTCAAATCCGCATTAGAAGCAGCTTTGCCATACAAGGTCTTCAAGTGACTAACAGTCCCGGCACCATCGATAGTGATTATCAAGGCAGAATCAAGGTAATTGTTAATGGTGCAAGTAAAAATATTATCAGAATAAATCACGGTGATCGGTTTGCTCAAATGCTAATTAAACCAATTTGGCAAGTTGATTGGATTGAAACAGATGCTTTTGATCCAACAGATCGTGGCGATAAAGGATTTGGATCAACAGGAATTAAATCATGAAAATATTTTTAGTTGTGAGCGTGGCTAGACAAATCGATGGCGAATATGTCGTAGTAAAAGCCGAAAAGGCATTTAAAGAATCAACAAAGGCATCAGAATTCGCAAATGGTCTTGCGAAGCGTTATGCTGAAACAATAAACACACCATCAGGACCGTTGCAATGTGTGTGTGAACGTGGCGTTCAAGAAGTTGATCTAGAAGAATAAAAGGAGCTATTATGTCTGTTCACAATCCACTCGAAGGCGACCGTCCAGAAATGACGGTGAAGCTTCATGAAAATTCAGACGATCATATTTCGATTATTATCGTTCATAAAGATAGGCCAGAATATTTGAATATATGCCTTCAATCCATTGCTGTTACTAGCTTTAACAATAATTACGAAATTATTGTTGTTGATAATGGCAGTGGCAAAGAAACTCAAGATTTTCTTAATGATATTGAAAAAGAAGTTAAAGTTGTTCGTAATCAAAAGAATTTGTATTGGTCGGCAGCTTGCAACAAAGGCGTGCAAGCAGCCGATAAAAATAGTAAGTATTTTATCTTCATGCATTGCGATGTGGTGATATTGAATCCAGCTTGGATTGATTTGATGATTAATGTTTCTGAGGCACAGAAATCTGGATTCGTTGGCGTTGACACACAATCATACATGATGGGCAATCAGAAGGTTGACTTCTTACAAGATCATCTGTTACTATTTACTAGAGAATCATGGAATGATATTGGCCCTTGGCCAGAACAACTTCCTCAAATTGGGCCTTCTTTTATTTTAACACTTAGGGCGCAACAAAAGGGGCAAAGACCTCAAATTATGAAGAATACAATTATTCATCACTATAAAATTTTTAGTATGGATATTTCAGAATATGAAAGAATGACCGAACAGGCAATGACAACTCTTCCTAAACTCATGACAGAAATAAATTCTAAGGCAGTAAAATGAAATTAATTTTAAAAACAGCAAATTTTGGAATTCTTGATCAAGTATTACCTCAGGAAAACTTCAATGCTTTTGTGAAATTTTTTTGTGATTTGGATTTTGAAAGAAGTAGTCATAAATTATTGAAGGTTTGGCGTATTAATGATGGCGAGATTTTTGGTGGCACTTCCTATAAAGACAAAGGCTATCCCTTTAACAATCCAATGGATTGGATTCACAAGAATGTTTACGGTCTAGCTAAAGATCAAATGAAAGAATTAGTCGGAGAAGAAGGCGTTGATTGGGAAGGAATATCTTATCGACCATACATTTATCCACCCGGTAGCAAGATCAGTTGGCACAATGATTGCGGCTATTCAGCAGCTTGTATTTTTTATTGTCATAAAAAATGGCAGCATTTTTGGGGTGGTGAATTAATGTTAGCAACTACAAAAGACAATGCAGTTCCCAAACTAACAGATGCAACTGATGATTTATTCTCACGAGATTATATGCAGCCAATTTTAGATCAATATGGATTTGGCCAATATATAACACCATTGCCAAATCGTATGGTTTTCACTAAAACTGGTGTTTGGCACTCAATAAATAGAGTCGATCCATCAGCAGGTGACAACAATCGCTTTTCAATCGTTGCTTTTTTTCATAAAAAGAAAAGTACTTAATTATTTTTTTAATTTTTCTATGCTTTTGATAAATTTAATCCATTCCTCATTCACCCATATAATGGGCGAATGACTACAGTATGTTGCTGCATAGCTCATGCAGAAAATTTCTTCTGCATTTTGTCGCAAAGCATGTTTTTGTTCCTTATGTGGAAACTTATCTATTTGCTTTTGCTTAGTGCTTTTGACCAGTTCAGACCATTTATTTCTTAGTTCTTTGGTCATTAGGTGTTCCCAAACTAAGTGGGCGATTTCATGCAATGTTGTGAATGCTCTGCTATAGTTCCATGGAGCAGCAACAACTATCCTGTCCTTGAAAATATAACCAATGTGATCCTTGTCATCATCTAAAGTGTTGCCACTCGTATATTTGAATTTATACCCATTCAGAAGATCACGATGTCCTTTAGGAAGAGAAGAAATTAACTTCTCAACATCTTTTTGTTCTTCAGATTCAAGAAAAGTTTTGAATTTCATCTTTTTCTCCAAACATATAAATGATTCAACCATATTATTTAACAATAAATTCGACTATATTGTTTCCAAATTACCAATACATAAAACAATATTTTTTAATCAAATGATTAAATAGGTAAAGGAGTCTATTTATGACTATGGAATCAACTATCAATTTCCCGAATGGAATCAATAATGGCAAACCAATTCCTGTTGGAATTGTTTCTGGAAACATTTCTGTTTCATCTGGAGCAATTTCTCTTTACACATCAAGCGGAATAATAAGCAACAGCAATCCTCTTCCTGTTGATATTGGCGGCGGAACAGTTAACATCAATGTTAATTCAGGCACAAATCTTAATGTTTCTGTTACATCAGGTCTGTTTGCGATTTTATCAGGTAGGGTAAGCGTTTCATCTGGTAACACTTCAATTTACACAGCAAGCGGAACAGTTAGCCAATCAAATCCTTTCCCTGTATCAATTTCATCTGGTGCATTTTCAAATAATACTATTCCAGTTAGTTTTGCTGCTGGAACAAGTGATGCATTTGGAAGACTTAGGGTGAGCAATCCTTTTACCATTTTTGACAGTCAACATCGTTATCAAGTCAATGACAAATGGAATTATCAAACAACTGCTGGTGGTTCAACTTCTTACGATACAAACGGTAGCCTAGTGAACTTGAACACAAGTTTAGCATCTGGTGCTCAAGTAATTGCTGAAACCAAAAGGGTTATGCCTTATCAACCCGGCAAATCACTTCTTATCTACAATACATTTACAATGTCATCTGTACAAGAAACTTTGAGACAAAGAATTGGTTATTTCGGCGAACAGAATGGAATTTATTTCGAGGTTGATGGGGAATCAGTAAGTTTTGTGAAAAGAAGTTATGTTAGTGGTAGCGTTGTTGAAACAAAAGCTACTAGAGGATCAGGATGGAATGTTGACAACCTTAACGGCAATGGACCTAGTGGATATAATATTTCAAATTACAGCAGTTCTTTTATCTTCTATATTGAAATAGAATGGCTCGGAGTAGGCGATGTTCGTGTTGGATTTGTTTTGAATGGTGCTTATGTTCCATGTCACGTTTTCAAACACACTCCAGCAGGAGGAAGCCCTATAAGCGGAACATATATGACAACCGCTTGTTTGCCTCTTAGGGCTGAAATTACAAATAAAGGACCAATTACTAATTCTGGTAATTTCAAACAAATTTGCAATAGTGTTATTTCAGAAGGTGGCTACGAAGGATTTAGCAGAAGATATAATGTAGATTTAGGAACAACCCCTAAAAATCTTACAAATGATGATGAGTTATATCCAATTATTTCTTTGCGTCTCGCTTCAGGAAGATTAGATTCAATTATTGTTCCTTCAAATTTGAATGCAATTGTGACAAGCAATCAAGATGTTCAATATAGAATTATTTTGGACGGCACCACTAGTGGCGCAGTTTGGACTACACATTATAATGGCAATGTTCAATATGATACTTCAGCTACATCATTGGCAAGTGGAAGTGGAACAAATGTCATTGGCGGATATATCAACAAGCAAGGATCTATTGATATTACCAGCCTGAATCAATTTAACTTTCAAATAGGAAGATTACTAGATGGAACAAGTCAAGTGTTGACAATTGCTATGGCTCCTACATCAGCAAACACGAAAGTTTTAGCTGATTTATCATGGTTTGAAATTATTTGATAATTTCGTAAAAAAACCACTCAAATATTTTTATTTGAGTGGTTTTTCTGTAAAAATAAATTTTTAGGCTATTACAGATGTGTCAACACTCTTCCATGCACCGCCAACATAGACCTCTATGTTGCTTGTGGCTGTGTTGTAGCAAATCATACCGTTGGTTGCAGTGCCAGCAGCAGCATCTCTTGCGGTAGCATTAGCATAGACTGGAATTCTTGGCATAGAGTTCAAATAAATATGACCATTTCTGCCAGCACCAGAATTAGTGCCGCAAGTGATATTTATATCACCAGCACGATCTGTGCCAACGCTATTACCAGTAATCAAGGTTAAATCACCACCACGACCATCAACAGTACCATCGCCAGCTTCGATAAAGATGTCTCCGCCATTCACATCCATAGTAGCGGTTGAATTACCAGCATATATGCCTATGTCGCCTGCTTCTGGATCATCTTCGTCGCCGCTGCTGCCATCTCCATTACCACTATTACCAGCACGAATAGTTACACCACCAGCTTGACCATCATCGCCAGCATGGCCAGCTTCAATATTAATATCACCACCATCGCTGTCGCCAATGCCAGTAGATGCATCGCCACCATAGATGTTTACATCGCCAGCATCGCTGTTGTTTGCGCTGTCAGCATTGCCACCTCTAATTGTTACATCTCCAGCGTCTGCATCTGGGCCATCTCCAGTATTGCCAGCTTCGATGTTGATGTTTCCGCCATCTCCGTCTCCATTTGCATTACCAGCATAAATATTTACATCGCCACCATCAGCATCTACAGGGTCTGCTGCATCAGGATGTCCATCACCTGCTTCGATTGTAATGTTTGCTGCATCAACGGAATTCACTGTTCCATCAGCGGTAGAAATGATTATTTCCCTACTCAAATTTTCAAGAATTTGGCTGACATTGACAAAGTTTTCTTGTCTTACAACATCGTTCACGATTTTCGGAATGATGTTTGCTACTGATCCCTTTCCTGTGCCCTCAGTTGTTTGTGCACCCATATTTTCTCCTAAATAAAATAAAATAAAATCATTGCCTTTATATTTATTGTTTTGCATTAAAATAAATTACAGGACATCTAAATAACATCATGGCAAAACCAAGAAAAAAACCCGTCAAGAACGAGAAGGCAAATACAACACCAGCACTACATGCTAGTAGTAAAAAGCCATTTCACATTGAGTTTATGAATGCAGCCCAAAAAATGGCTTGGGGCGCATTCGATCAACATGATGTTTTGTTTTTGTTGGGAGCGCCGGGGACAGGGAAGTCGCATCTCGGTTGCGCCTTTGCAATTAGTGAGATTTTATCTAAAAGAAAAGAAAAAATTGTTATAACAAGACCAACCATTGAAGCTGGTGGCCGAGGACTTGGGTTTTTACCCGGATCGGCGGATGAAAAACTACATCCTTATATGCTTCCTCTTTTTGATTGCATGGACAGGTGTTTAGGCCGTCTTTCTCCACAGAGGGACATAATCAATAAAAGCGTAGAGCTTGCTCCTCTTCAGTTTATGCGTGGCAGAAGCTTCCATGATTCTGTTTGTATTCTCGATGAGGCTCAGAATTGTAATTATGCCGAAATCAAATTGTTTCTTACAAGGTTTGGACAGAACAGTAAAGTAATTATTACTGGTGATCCAATGCAAAGCGATTTGCCTTGGAAGGACAGAGCTTTGATGAATGTCGTTGATAGGTTGTCAAGCTTAAAGGGAGTTGGAATAATAAACTTCAAGGCTAATTCTATTGTTCGACATCCATTGATTGCTGGTATTCTTGAAAGGTTGGAAGATAAGGAGGAAAATGGCACTAGTAGTTCCTGATGAAGGAGAAATTGAACTTTTAACCAAATTGTTAAAAAACACCGTTGATACAGAGGATTTTATTGTTCATTTGTATAAAAATGATTACAATCCAATTGCAGCTACAACTGGGACAGATTTTACAGAAGCAAATTTTACAAATTATGTAGAAAAAACAATAGTTAGAGGCGATTGGGCAACACCATCAACAGTTAGTAATAAGGCAGAATCAAGCGTAACTGCTCAGTCTTGGACATGTGGAGCAACAGGCAACACTATCTATGGTTATTATATTCTGGGTTCTAACTCAGGTGTTGTTTTGTGGGCAGAAAAGTTTGCTGCCTCTAGAATTTTAGCTGATGGAGACATACTAAATCTTACTCCAAAATTTAATTTAAGTAGTGCAAACTAAAATATTTTTTTTGAATATTATGAATCAGTGAGAAAAAATAAATATTCTTGGCCATTGCTTATTAATTGTTGGATTTTCCGTTTGTCCAATAAATAGTTTATATGACAATTTACAATGATACAATGTCTGATGGCGTCTTGTTAGATGGCACTTCACTTGTTTCTAAGGAAACAAGTTTGGAAGCATCTGGAGGCGTACTTGCAAATGGAATTTTTAATTTTTATTTGATTTTTGACAAAATTTCAGAAGATGGCATTTCACTTGATGGCAGCATACTTCTTATTCAAGAATTCAGCAATGATCAATTAATCACATATGCCACAGACGCACAGTTTGATTTTGATATTTCATTTGTTTGGACAACAGGTATTGTTGCTCAATATTGGTATGTAGTAGAGGGTTATGTTTGGCCTCCAGATGACACTCAATGTCTTGACATAACTGTTCAGGAAAGACAAAATTTTATTCAAACAATTTTGGCAACAAATGTTTCTGATTTGTGTTCGCAATTTTCTCGTCAGGATTTGAACTGGGAAATTGTAAACATTAAGCGTTATGCTCGTCCTGCTGATTTTACTTTGCCTCGTCCAGATTCATATTGTAATAATTTAACCAAATTAGTTTCAGCGACATGTCCTGAATTTTCAGTAAGTGTTAGAGCTTTGACGAAAATAGGCGCTCATTCGGTAGCAATGACAGTTTTAAAATATAGTGGTTCAGGAACTGCTAAACTATCTGGCAATGCTGACACCATAATATCTAGCGGTGCTGTAACTCCAGTTGTTGGAAGTTATTTATATGATCCTAGTTTTGATCCTATTTATACTGGCGGTTCTGCCGAAGTGAGTTCTTCTTGGGATGCAATTCTTTTGACATATGCTGGTGTTTCTGCTACATTGTCACAAGAGCAAATTATTTTTGGTACTGGAGTATCTGTAAGTGATTTAGTGGCTCCCAAAAACACTATTGCAACTGCTTGTGGCTCATGTATAGCTTTCCCTTTGAATTTGTACATTGAACACAACATCAATAATCAAAGTGTTTTTTATAATTTTATTCAGCGAAATGGGTTGACTTTGCCTATTTCTGTTTTAGTTTCGTATAATGCCAAACTAGGTATTTGGGTTGGTCATCAGCATTTTACTGGTTTATCTGATGATAATATAAATCAAGAAAATTGGAGATTTACATTTGAATGGTCGTGTTTAAGTGAATATGGCGGTGAAGAAATTGGCACGCCAAATTTAAAGTTTGCTATTTCTGTCATCAAAAAGAATACTGGGACAGCTGTTAATATTGAAAGTCGTATTGTGGTATTATTTCCTTCTGATGAAGTTTGTAATTTAGTTAGAAATTTTAAAGATAGTTTGTCTTTTAGCTTGAACACTAAGACAAATTTTATTTATAATTCAAATGGCATTACTGCAAACAGTGTTTTTCTTAATGATAAGATTGGTTTGTTCAATTCTTTATATTGGACAAATAATCCGGGTTTAAATATAAGAATTTCTAGCAGCGGACTCAGCACAAAGGTTGAAATGAAAGACATTAGTTCTATATTCCCAGCCCCCGATACTTTTTATCAGCAAGGTCAAGTGTTCGGCAATTCCAATACTTTGGTTAAATAGAGGGATTTATGGAATTAATTATTTATTCGTTAGTTTTGTTGATTGTGATTGTTAATTCAGTCTTCTTATTCTTTCTTGGTGTTTATCTTGTTAGATTGAGCGACAGAATAAATTTAATGATGTCTGATCTTATAGCAATTATTTCTCAGGAACCTTCAGTTGCGCCTCCTACTCCTTCTGTTGCAAAGAAAAAACCAACAACTTGGGATGAAAAATATGAAATGGAATTAGAATCAGTTCAAAGAAGATTGCGGATTGATTCAGGTCTTTCTGATTTGCCAAACAGTCCGTCTTATGATTTACCGAACAAATAATAATCTTCAAAAAATTGCTTGCTTGTGCCGATCAAAATGGCTATGATCCTGTGCATTCGGAGAAGTGAAGTGGATCAATTAAAATTGAAATACAAAAAATTTGATAGTCTCCGAAGATTCGGAGTCGAAATAGAGGTAGGCAGTGAAGTAAAAAAGAAAGTTGTGCAAACGGCTATTATGGCATCATCTAAATATGATGCTCATGTAAGCCGATACTCTCTTTCTACGAACAATCGTTACTGGCACATTAAAGATGATGCAACGTGTGGGATCAAGGGTCGTAAAGGTCCTAAAGGCGTAGAAATAGCTTCTTTTGTTGGCCATGGAATTAATGATATTAATCATATATCTTTCATTGCTTCCAAGTTGTCAGAAATAGGATGTCGTGTTAATGAAAATTGCGGTCTTCATGTTCATGCGGAAGTCAGCGATCTTTCTGTTGAGCAAGTGAGTATTTTCATGGCTCATTGGATAAAATTAGAAAAAATTTTTAGTTTAATTTTACCGATGCGTAGAAATAAAAGCGAATATTGTAAGTTCATATTTCCAATTGATGTTGAAAAAAACGAAAATAATATTTGTCGGGACAAGTTTTACTCACCTGATAATTTATGGAGTATGCTTTCTCCGAAAAATTTGAGTTATTACGACAACGATGATCGTCGATACAATTTAAATCTTGTCAATTTAGTTCGAGCAATTAAGTATAATCACAATAATAGAAAAACAATTGAATTGAGATGGCCAGAAGGAACTCTGGACCCTCGTGACATTCGTTGTTGGGTAAAATTGTTTTTGATTTTTATAGAAAATTGTAAAAATAAAAAAATGCCTACCAATTTAAAATCTTGCAATTTAAAAGAGGCGCTTGATTATTTCGGATTATTGAATACGAACAATAATTTTTCAATCATGAGTGCTTCAATTCAAGAAACTAAAACATGGTTTCTTGAAAGAATTATTGATTATAACCCTGATGCAATCATTTTTCACAAAGATGAAAAATTGGTTAAAATAGCGGATGAGGCAAGATTGATCTTGAATGAAATGTGGAGGCCAATTCGTGTTTATTCTTGATTTTTATTTAAAGCAACTATATAATCTAACTAGTTAACTACCAACCTACTTTTAAGGAACTTTCATGAACACAAAAGAAATTAACAATCTTATTGTTTCAAACATTGGTTATGCTGAAAAAATTGCTAAAATAAAAAAACGTAAAATAACTCATATACCATACGATGACCTTCGTTCTGCTGCTTTTTTTGGTTTAGTTCAAGCAGCAAACCGCTTTAATCCAAAAAAAAATGATAATTTTTTGTTGTATGCTTATGCTCGAATAGTTGGCTCGATTAGTGATTATTTGCGTGAATTGAAGTGGTGTAAAAATAATTTGGAGAAAAAAGAAGTTGATTTTGAAATGATACAATCTCGTAATGTTTTCATTTCGGATAATTTTACAGAAGATTTTGAAAAATTGATAGGCAATGTTAATATTGTTAAATATAAAGAAATTTTAAGAGAATATTATTTAATGGGCAAAAACCTTCAATCAATTGCTTCTCAATATAATGTTAAAATATCAATGGCATCTCAAATGCTTTCAAGTGCTAGGGATAAGCTAAAAACTCAATTAGAGAAAAATCAAATAAACTAGTGAGCAACTAAATAATTACAAATGTATTCAAGGTGAATTATGAAAAAATCAATTTTTATATCATTAATTTTTATTCAATCTCTTATTGCTCAAGATAATTTACCAGCGACAACTGCAATTGATGTTGTTGCTGATGATCCTGAAATAAAAAATTTAGAATGGAATCGGTATGTTACAAATAATTTTACAATTTTAAGCATTGATGATAAAAAAGGGAAAGAAATTAGCGAAAACATTGAATCGATAAAGGCATCAGCCTTGATTCGTTGGGGCTTCCCAGATGTGAAATTCAACAAAGAATGTCGTATTTTTTGTGTTCCCAATTATAGTCTTCTAAAGAAGTTGTTTAATATAAACACTGGAAAGGTGCAGCTTAGAAAAGAAATCAATGTTATTTGGTGTATCGGTGATGACAATCCAAGCAGATCTCTTCTTCCTTTTGTTACTCAGGTTTGTTTGTCTGAATATGAAACATCTAAGTCAACAGTTCTGCCATTTTGGTTTAAACGTGGATGCATCGCTATCAATAATTCTATTCCAGATGTTAAAGATTTATTGAAATCTTTCAATGATGTTGCTCGAAAAGAACAATTTACTTATTCTTCTGAGCAGATGTTTACAGTTGCCGAAGATGATTATAATAAGCAGAACACAGAAAGTAAAAAGATTTTTGATCAGCAGGCGGCTTGTTTATGTTTAATGCTCCGTAAGGAATTTGGGGAAGCTAAGCTTCAGGGCTTTATAAGGTTGCAAATAAAGAATAAACCAGAAGATGTCTTAAGACTCATTTATGGTTTCAGCAGTTTTTCAAATTTTGACAAACAATATGTTCGGTACATGAAAGATTTGTGTTCTGATATTGTTGACGAAAAAACGCCAGATTCGTATCTGGAAATAAAACCGTCCAATTAAACGTCTCTGCCGACTGATTCTATGTTTGATTTAGCAAGTTTTATGGTTGATGCAAGAATTGCACAATTTTACACTTTTTAGAAAGCAGATTTTATGTTTTTTATTTTTTCGTGGCTCATTTTTGGTTTAATTGTTGGATGTCTTGCAAAATCTTTGCATCCCGGCGATGAGCCGATTGGATATGTGCCAACTTTGGCTATTGGCGTTGTTGGTTCTTTTATTGGCGGTGGAATCAATTATGTTCTTGGAATGGGCCATAATCCCTTTCAGGCATCAGGTCTTTTGATGTCAATTATTGGCGGAATTATTTTTTGTGCAGCATGGAGATACTATAAACTTAAAAGTTCAGATGGTGGTCCTAAAAGTTTTTTGATGGGTAAAAAGATTCGATAATTTGTTTTCTTTCTTATAGATGAGTACAATTTTATATGCTTGATCAAACAGTTGTAGCGAAATTAAAAGAAACATATTCACAATTGCATCCGCTTTTGTTCCATCGTTCTTTAGAGAGATCTAAAACCAATGGAGATTTATTTGATATCATCGATACGGTTCCAAAGGTTTATCCCTTGCTGTGGAACGAAAAGGACAATAGGTGGTCAACTGTGAGTGACCCTTATTTAATTGAACAGTTTTTAAGCGACTTTAAATAATAATCTATATGCGTTTATATGAAGAATATTTAAGTAGACATCAAATTAATGATGTGCCAATGGTACACCATGCATTAAATTCTTGTATATTTTTTAAATTAAAAGATATAAATTTGTGGGCTGAATTAGTTAATCAATCTTCAATCCAAACATATAAGCCTTTATATGGAATTTTTCAAGTTCGATGGATTCAAAGTGATCACCATCCCGGCCATTACGAAGCCTCTATTTACAATCAAATTCACGATGGATATGCACAAGATAAAATACTAAACACTTGTCAAATAGCAAACTTGAAGTGGCATGAATATGAAAACTTCATGCAGATTTATACAAAAAAATTCAAAAAATTTGAATTAATCAAAGGTCAAAACGAAACATTTTTGGCAGGATGGGAAATGTTCGTTGGTGCTTTTGATGGTTGGTTTGCCAAGCAAGGAGGAGATATAAAATATATGCTATTCCAATCTTTAGATGAAGATGTTCCAGTTAATTTCAGAATGGAATATGCAAGTGAAATATTAAGAAAAATTTCTCATTTTCACACATCAGTTATGAGAAGTTGGAAAAACGAAGTTTTTCAAAAGATACAAAATTACTCTGAATGGCTTGTTAAATTAATTGAAAAAGATGAAAAAGAATTATTGCCCTGTAAAGATTAAGAACCCTAGTTCTAAAAATTCTTTGGTCCAATTGTTATCGGGCCAAAAAATGAATATATTTTTTGATGGTAAAGACTATCAAGACTATAAAATTGATATTTTAGGTACATTTTTGAAAGTTGATGAAGTTTCTGAAACATCCAATGGTTGGATGACATCAATATCTCAAAAAAAAGATATTATCAAATACAATGAAAGTACATTGTTCCTTGGTGGAATTAATTTTTTTGATGGTAATAATGAGAATAAGTCTTCTCTTTGTGTTGTAAGTAATCATAAAAACGATGATTATCTTAGAGTCATTAATCCTAAAAACATTAGTTGCAACTTAAGACCCAATCAGGTTTTAGATGTTGTTGTTCATAGCGACATAGCCGAAAAATGGCAATGTTTTATTTCTTGCGGTGATTTGCACCTTGAACTGATTCAAAATTCAACCAGAGTTGAACGAAACATATGTGATGGTGAATTTGATTCACAACCTGCTTTTGAATATTTTTTTAGATTTAGATTTGATCAAAAAAGCATTGAATACTTGTCAGAATTACCTTTTTCTAAATATGATGGCGGTCATATTATATTCATTAATTCAAATAATGAAAAAAGAATAATTAAAGTTTATTGTTCTTGGCGAGGTAAAAGTTCTATTTACAAGGCTTTACTTTTGCCTAAAATACCCACAACAAACATTAATTTTTTGGGCAAAAAACCTAAAAAATGTGTTCACTCAGTCGTTGTTGTAAGTAGAATTAAGTCAGAAGAATTAGAATTCGGATGCAATGTTTTATTTTCAAAGGTTGAAAAATGAAAACACAAGCCAAAGTTATAAAATTGCCAATTAGGAATATAACTTTGGCCTATTGCAATCCAGCAATAAGTAGCTTTGGTTTAGAATCAGAAAACCATAAAGTAAATCACTGGGATCATTGTAGAGAACAGTTTGCAGCTAAGTTTACTGAAAACACCAAAGGCTTTTATTTTTCTCATAAACCTGATATGGAAAAAGAAATTGTAGGACTAATCAAAAAATTTGAAAATGTTTTGCATAAAAGTAAAAATTTCTCTAACTTCCAATACACTAAATTTGCAAAAACAAATGTTCAATCAATAATTTATATCGAGCCTTCGCCATTTTGGCTCGACTGCTACTTTAAGAGGTCAATTTACACTTTGATTGTAAGATGTGGTCATAATTATAAAATAAAAGAAGATAATTTCGATGAAGCTCTATTCGGCGTTCAATACAAAGAATCATCTTGTCTAATCGATACAAAGCCAGCCGTAATGAGATTTATGTTCGGCTTCACCAAATATACTGGAATCAGTCCTGTTGTCGGACAATCTACAGTAATAAAACATGGATGGAAAGAAGAATTTTACAAATTAGATGAAAATGAAATTAAACAAAGATTAATTCTACCAGAAAATATAAAGAAAAAAATCAATATTGTTGGCGCAGATTCTCTGTGGGCTTAACTGGAGACTTTTATGTCGTGGTTTTTCACTGCTGATACTCATTTTGGACACGGAAATATAATTAAATACTGCAAAAGACCATTTTTAAATAAAGAAGAATTAGATTTTTGCGATTTAATTAAGCGTGGCATTGTACCACATACTGAATTGAAAATTAGCAAAGAAACAATTGAATTGATGGACGAGACAATTATTCAAAATATTAACTATTCTGTTGGCAAAGATGACAACCTAGTCATAATAGGAGATTTTTGCCATAATGGGAAAAAAGAAAAAATCAAAGAATATAGAAATCACATAAAATGTAAAAATGTATATCTGATTTTAGGAAATCATGATGATAGAAAAAATTCAATAGATGTTTTTAAATCTGTATATGAAAATTATCTTTTTAACATTGATGGGCAAAGCATTTTCACCAGTCACTATCCAGCAAGATCTTGGGACAAAGCATCAAAAGGATCTTGGATGCTCTACGGACACGTTCATAATGCTTACTATGAAGAAGACAATGGCAGAATTTCTTCTTATCACAGTAGGATTTTCAACGATGGATTTGCCTCTGTTCTTGAAAGACATGGAATAAAAAATAAATTAATCATAAATGATCTGTTGGCAGTTTGTGCGTCAGTCAACGGAATTGATCTTACTCTCGATGTTGGCGTAGACAACATTCGTGAAGGTGTTGGATTTGGAACACCTTGGAGCATGAAAGACATTCGTGATTACATGGCAAATAAAATGACAATGTGGCTGGCAAGGAAAACTATGTCAAAGTTGATTTAAATCTCACCTTGGTTTTTTCTTTACATTCATCGTCTACTGCTGTATAGTGTCTTTGCGTGTTGCAGAACACGGGGTTTAGCGTGAACCTGATATTACGCTTTTTTGGTATGGAAGTGCCACGAGATGATTAAGAACTTGATCGCTTTGACTTTGACTATGGTTGTTGTCACCACTAGCATTCAAGCTAGACCATTCAATAAGACCACTAAGACAACCAATTCTAGTCGTCCTATTGCTAATGCTGTTTCTCACAGTCTTTCTTCTGCTCAAGCCGTAGCCAACCATATGTCTAAAATTGGAAGGATTGGACACTTTGGAGGCAACCCGTATTCCCGTGAAGGAGTTGGCATGGGCGGAACTGCACAACAAGCCATTCGCAACTGTTGCTTCTATGGGCAATATTCCATCAAAGATCAAGGTGTAGCTCAAGGAAGTAATGGCATGTGGTATGCTTGCAATCGATATTAATCGTATTGGGCCAGCAATACTGCATATTGTGTGTCTTGGGCAAGATGACATAGTGTGTTGTTAAGTGTTACTGGCCCGATTTATCCTAAAGATCGGGACTTTTGTCCCGATCTTTTTCGTTTCATACTATATTATTTTGTCAATCATCGAGGAATAAAATGGAACCTAAATTTTTTATTGGTCAACGAGTTATTTTCCAAAATCAAATCTCAGTTATTCTTTCGCAAAAAGAAAATTCAGATGGCATCAATAAGTATTATTGTCAAATAGGAGAATCTGGACTCACAATGTGGGTTCTTGAAAATAATTTAGAAGATGGCAATCCTACTGGACCACCTTTGACTCATTTTAATCGAAGAACACCTCACTTAATCATTGTTGATAGTTTTTATAAAAATCCTGATGAAATTCGTTCTTTTGCCATGGAACAAGAATTTGAAGCTGATAATAGATTTTATAAGGGTAAGAGAACTAAAGAAAGATTCCTTTGGCCTTTCCTTAAAGAAGAATTTGAGCGTATTATCGGCAGGCCAATTATCGATTGGCTCAATCAGCCTGCTAACGGGTGCTTCCAAATTACAGGCTATAATGATCCACTTGTCTATCATAGCGATGCTCAAAGCTACGCAGCAGCAATTTATTTGACTCCATTTTCACCACCATCTGCTGGCACAAGTTTTTGGAGGGATAAAAAACATCATTCTCGTCGTCCAACAAATCATCCTTTAGAATTTGATAGATTCCAAACTGATGACCAACGCAGAGCAGCAGATGAAGAAATTTACAACGATTATAACATACTCCATCCAGATAATTGGGAATTAGTCGATAAGGTTGGAGCCATTTATAACAGATTGGCAATTTGGGATGCGAAAATGATTCACTCAGCAAGCACCTATGAAGGACTACAAAGTGATGTCGTTGACAAGGCAAGAATGGTTCAACTTTTCTTCTTTACTGTTAGATGACGCTTTTGGTAATATTTTAATGTTAAAATATCTCTCTTTATGGAGAGATATTTTTTTTTAACATATATAATATAAGATAAAATTTTCCGTAGAGGAGTTTTCGTGGAAAATAATGAAGTACAAGCACAAGTTGAATTAATTCGTTCTGATGCATTGGCAGATCAGAACATTGGCGATACACCAATTAAATGGGATAGCTGTATGGGTGACCCCGAAGCAGTCGCAAACGCTGAATTTGATGGCAATAATTTTACTGCATATTATGATAATATAAATCAGGGCGTTTACCTAACAGAAGCCACAGCTGATACAAAAGGTTCTTTATATTGGGATAAAGATTTTGATTATACTAAAAACATTTATATTTCTGGTACATTTCTTGCTGGAGGAGAAGGAGCAGTAGATGATGGAGACGGAATAACTGTTTTTTTTGGTGTAGATGATAGTCTAACAGTTTCAAGTGACGCAACAAATGGAATAGCTGTATTTTTTGATGAATATAATGATGATGTTGTTAAAGTATACAAAAACGGAGTCTTGATTGACACAACATTTAACACAAATTTGACGTTAGATGATCTTCAGTGGAGAAAATTTGAAATTATCTATGAATACATAGACAGTTCAAGCGCCTTTGTTCAAGTCCAAATAGATAATGTATATGTTTGCCGTGTTGATGTTGGGTCTTGGGTAGGTGACGCAGGAACATATATCGGCGCAAGCGGTTGGTGCGGTGCAGCAGATAACAATCACCAATGTAAATCATTTGATGTCAAAAACGCAAATCCTTGGCTGGCACTAAACAGATAATTTGATAAAGGAATAAATTATGGAAAACAATCAAGAAGTCACTGCTCAGGGTGGCAAGATTGGTCATCGTAGCGGAAAAAGCAATCGTGATCCTCTTCGTCCTGTTAATATTGGAGATTCAAAAATATTTTGGAATGCTTGTCAAGGCGCTCCTTGGGATGTTGATCCCGATGCTAATTATGATGGAGATGCATCATACGATAATCATAATACAGGTTTAATTCTTACTCCTAATAGTGCCAACCAATCTGGTGCGGTTTACTGGGATAGACAATATGATCTGACAAAAGATATTTATCTCAAAGGAACATTTCTGGCTGGACTTGGAACTGGTGGCAATAATTGTGGAATTTATGTTTGTGGTGTTTATGTTTATTTTAATGACACAGATAATTCCATATATGTAGAAACAAGTGGATTTACTAGCGATGGTTATGATTCTGGTGATATTCTTGGCGATACCACTTGGCGTACTTTTGAAGTTATTTATGAATACAAGAAAAGCGATGTGATATATGTAACAGTTTTAATGAACGGAAAACATATTTGCAGAGTAGATATTGGTGGCGGATACACCACTGAACCAACTGTTGGAGTATTTGCCAACACAGCAACTTTAACCAATATTCATTATTGCAAGTCTTTTGAAGTAAGAAGCGCAATTCCTTGGTTTTCAATAAATGTACCGAAAATTACAAATAAAAATGATAAAATTTTTATTCTCATCAATGACACTTATGTTGATTATGTTGTTGGAGAATCGTTCTTTTCCAATGAACCAAACAATATTATTGCTTACTTAGATGCTAATACTATAGATTATGAAACATTTACAGATATATCTGAATCTGGATGGGATGATATATTTGTTTTAGGAAAAGCTGGTTATGTTATTATTCCCGAACTTGAAACTAGTGACATTCTTCCAGATTTGACTTCAGGTGCTAAAAATAAAATTAACAATTTTGTTTCTTCTGGTGGTAATCTTTTGATGTTCAGCCCCGGAAATGGAGACTTGGTGCCTTTCTTGAATGATGTGTTTAGTTTTAGCATCACTGATGGTGGAGCTTCTGCGCCAATAAGCCTCACAGTTGATGGTTCTGGTCTTTTCCCAAGTGAAAGTGCTACTATTCCAAATCTCAGTGATACTAATTCTTTAGACACTACTAGTTTGCCAGTAAATTCTGTAACAATTTACGAGGGAAATGGTGCGGATGAATCTGTAGTAACCATGATTCCATATGGTTCTGGGAAAATATATGTTCTTGGCTGGGATTGGTATGATGCTGCGCCGATAGGTCCAGAAGATGGTGGTTGGCTACATTTGCTTGAGTCTATTTTGCAATCTTGAGGAGTTATATGTTAAATATTGATGTATCAACGGATAAAATTGCAGATTTGAAAAAACTATTCAACGATGCTAATGTTTATCATCGAATAGTTGGCACAAGCTCTGATGGTTTGACCACCACTTTGAAATTCAACAAAAAAGTTGATTTTGAAAAAGCCAAAGAAATAATTGATGGCAAGGTTGCCATACAAGCAACTTTGAAACGTAGTAGCCCAGTTTCAAAAGTCAGTATTGGTGATACTCCAATTGACTGGTGTGCTGATCAGGGAGATCCATCCATTGTTGCTGATGCAACTATATCTGACGATGCTTTTTATGACACTATAAATAATGGTGTTGTATTGACAGAAGATATTGATGAGCAGCTTGGATATCTTTATTGGGAAAAAAATTATGATTACAATAAAAATATTTACATAAGGGCTACAACTTATTCTGGCGAAGGGGATGGCGCAGACAACATTACAATTTTCATGGGGTCAAATAGTGCTGGAGGTGGCGCTAATGGCTCAATATCTGTATACATCGATGAAGATGATGGTGATACTGTTAAGGTTTATAAAAATAACTCTTTAATAGAAGACGCAATCTCAACCAATCAAACACTTGATGATGCGACTTATAGAGTTTGGGAAATTATTTACGAATATGCTTCTGCAACAGAGCAATATCTTCATGTTTGTATGAATAATGTTAAGATTTTAAGATATAACATGTATCTTTCTGGTGGCGTGTGGATTCCCGGTGGCAATTATATTGGAATTTATGGTGTCACTGGTACAGATAATAATTTTCATATTTGCAGGTCATTCAAGGTAATGAGTGCAAATCCTTGGCTTGCAATCAATGGTTGATGTTAATCAATTTTGAATTGTTGTAATCCGCCTTCACAAGGCGGATTTTCTTTTTTGATTCTTTCTTGTGCCATGATACAATAATCAGGATTAAGATCTATTCCAATAAAATTTCTTTTAAGTTTATTTGCAACTGCTGACGAACTCTTCTGGAGTCTTCTCTGTTCCGAGTTGATCTTTCTGGCCATAATCTCTTAATTGCCAGTAAGGAGGAGATGTTATGCATGTTTGTACACTATTACGCTCGATTTGTTTTAATCCTTCGAGGCAATCTGAATTTATTATTTTTGATTCCATAAAATATTGAAGTTAGATTTCTAAATATTTCAGAGCATTCGTGCTTCGACACGCTGATGACAACCAGTCTTAGGATTATTAAATTGTTTGTACTTCGGTGCTAAACAAGCTGGTCGAGGCGGTCTTTTCTTGATAGTTTCCAAGAATTGGTAATGTTAGATTTTTATTGTCATTTAGACTCCAAACAACATTCATCAAATTAGATTTTTGCAATGCTATTTCGCATTTGTAACATGGTTTTGCCAGTCTGAATTTTCCATGTCTATTTATTTTCATGCTAAGTATTGTTGTCTTTCTGTTGTAATACTTTTCATCAAGTTTGAGGAGAAGGTCTGCTTCAGCATGAAGGAATGGGTATTTTTTCCAGTGTGCGATATTAAATTTTTGAGCTAATTTATATGCTTTCGCTGACATCATGACGGGATTGTTCTTCCCCATTTCCATGATTCTATTTTTTCTTATTGCAAACGCATAGTGAAAACCAGTGCGGCTTTTGTCCTCTCCCCAATCTTCTAACATGAGGCAAACACATTTATGGAGAGTAGAGGCTTTCATGAAAAATTATAACCACATTCAATTGACATGGCCAACACTTCTTTGTAAAATTGAATGTATTGCCGCTGACCCAGAAATGGAACTGGATTGCTCTTCTAAAGCAACGGCGAAAGCCATGTGGGTTCGACTCCCGCCAGCGGTATTATTTTAGATCATAAAATTTAACCCATTTTCTTATGGAACTATCAGTAACTCCAAACATTATTCCCAATTGTGAAAAATTGTGTTTTTCTAAAAGTTTTTTTAATTCATCTCTTGTTGGACGATCAACTTTTCTTTTACTTGCAGCAGCACATTGAACAGAGCAATGTTTCGTGTTGTAGACATCAGTTTGACAATTTGGACATTTTCCTGTTGGTTTCAAAGTATTAGTTAACAATGGGTTGGCTTCTCTTGTCTGTATCAATGATGCATCTGGATTGTGTGTTTCTCGATGACAATTGGCACAAAGAAGAACACATTTTTTAAGTTCTTCAATAGTTTTATTCCACTTCATTTCTCTTGCTTTTACCCATGTCATTTCTTTAACTGATGGATCTAAATGGTGAAATTCCATTGCCGCATAGTTTTTGCAATATCCACAAATAACACACTTTCCTCCCATTAATTTTATTGCTTCCATTTTACGATCTAACCATCTATTTTTTTGTATTTCATACAAACAAACCTTGCAATAAGAATAATATTTTCTTTTTCCCTTTATCTTGTGAAAATAATTGACACATTTATATTCATTACATTTAATACATTTTCTTTTTATTTCATTATTTTCTATTATTTGCTTTGCTTTTCCTGTTTCTAATTTTTTGGTATTGTGTTCCCCATATGGCGAGCAATCAAGACAATAACTTCTGTTGCCGAGATTTTTTTCTTTACCATCTATTTTGATGCGATTGGGGAAATTAGCTTGACACTTCTTGCATGTTGGCATGATAATCCTGTATCTTAATTGTTTTGTTACAATTATATATCCAACTGAGAAACAATTAGTAAAAATTAAAAATTATTTCTGCTTTTCTTGCCTTGCATTAACGATTCAAAAGTTTTAGAATCAAATTGATTTGAATTACCAACCCATTTTGGTGGCACGATGAAAAAAGACATGGATGAAGACGATAAGATTGAAAAGATTCTTACTCCAGCAGGATCTTTTGTAATTGGCATTACTGCTGTTTTTTGCATGGCCTGTATTATGGCTTTCCCTTTTCAATATGCTTGGAATAATATTTGTGTTGAAGTTTTGACTTGTTGCAAGGAAATAAATTATTGGCAAAGCACAGGTATGATTTTTTTGATTTTCTTTACAGGAAGAATATTTAATTTCCCAATAGCTAAAGATTAACTTCTTGAATATGCAACGATTTTGCTTTGAATTATATATTATGTGTTTATATATAAGTTCATGGAAAGACTATGTTCTTTTGATGAATTTGTTTTGCTTAAAGAAGGTAATAGCCGCACGGCATTGAAGTCTTTGCTTTACCCACTTTCTTATGGTGGGCTGGGTAATTATCCTCCTGCTCACTATCTTCCTCAAGCTGCTGATGCCATTCTATATGTATCGCAGGATGAGAGATTATGGTGTAATGGAGATGGAGCTCCTTGGGACATCACACATCTACCCGGACATAAGCAATATGGCGATAAAATAAATAATGGTGAAGGTGAGCCGTGGAACATAAATGTTCTTCCCGGCAAATCTAAAAAACCATTAGATCATAATGTTCTCGGTAAAGAAGTGCCATATAAGGGATTTTTAAGGCTTGTGACTAAGATCAAATGTATAAGTCCTGAGTATTCAAACCTGCCACCTATTTGACTTTAATTTTTAATTCCTTAATAATTGAATTAAGGGGAAAACATTATGAATGATAAACATATTCGCACCATTGCCGCATTTGAACAAGTTGGAGCATTTCTCAATATCTTTGCCAATTTTCTTTATTCTTATCATAAGGATTTGGTAAACGCTGGTTTTCAGCGTGATGAGGCTTTGAAGCTTGTTCGAGAGCTTCAAGCGACTATTTTCAAGGAATCTTTCAACAGCAGCACATCGTCTGAGAATAATGATCTTGAAAATGATGAAGAATAGTGTTTTTGGGAAAAATATTTCTGTAGGCATCAAACATATAAAAATAGTTCGCCTTCAATGTCTTAGATAGATTAAGCGGAGGTGCTTGTGTTGGCCGAGAGAAAAGTTCTTGTCCTTAACAAATCATGGCGTGCTATTGCGATTATTACTCTTGAGAAGGCCCTTAGCAAGGTTTTTTCGACATATGATGATGGAACACCAAAAGCAAAAATTATTGATCCTAGCAATGATTTTATGATGTTTGAATGGCATGAGTGGTCACAGATCATGCCAGATGATGACGAGTTAAAAATTAGGACTGTAAGTGCGTCCTATAAGGTTCCAGAGGTTATATTATACACAAAATATGATAAAGTTCCATGTACTAAGGCGCAGTTTAACAGAAGAAGTATTTATCGAAGAGACAATAGTACTTGCCAATATTGTGGCGAGAAAAAAAAGAACGATGAATTATCCTTGGATCATATTGTCCCTCGTTGTCAGGGCGGCAAAACTAATTGGGAAAACATTGTTGTTGCTTGTGTTGACTGTAATTCCCAAAAAGCTGGCAGAACGCCAAAGCAAGCTGGTATGAAGCTTCTTTGCGAACCCAAAAAACCTTTGTCTAACTTGCATTTGGATGAATCAAGGGCTGAATCTTGGGTTCATTTTCTTGTTGCAGAAGATGTTGCTTGATTAAATTCTTATTTTGACTACAATTGATTTGTTCGTTAATTTTTATTTTTTTTCAAAGAAATTCGTCCTCTGTTGACGGACGGGAAAGCAGTTTTTATATGTGGTTGAAATTGTCGAATCAATGGGTTAACATGTCTCATATTGTGCGAGTTGAATTTAAGGTTGAAGGCAACACTAAGGTAGCCACCTTTTATTCTACAAAAACAGGTGGTCAGGATCGAACATTTGTACAAGGTCCAGACGCAGATCTTGTAGAAAAATGGCTTAATGATCAGATTGTGCCTCCTGTAGAAATCAAGGCTGTCAAGACCAAGACCAAGGGGTTTTTTAGTTCTGTCAAAAAGTGATTGGATTTTTGTGTTTTTCGTCTATGATTGCTAGGTGAATATGTCTCACGTTGACAGATAGGAAGGAAGGAGATTGTGATATGGCATTTCAGCCTATTGAAGAAAAGATTGCTGAAAGACGATTAATTACAGACTTTGCAGAAAAAATCAAAGCTAAGGTAGTTAAATTACAAGAAGATGACGATGATGGTGAAACAGATGGTTTTATTGAATATGAAGGTAAGCCAAAAAGAGTTGAAGCAAGGCGGAAAGGATATCCTAACCATAGAGGAAGGACTTTCTTTTTTAGTAAAGGTTGGGAAACTAATTTTTTAATTAATGATGGTGGAATATTTCTTAATGAATTGACTATAAGAAAAAGCAAAGATAAGGGTTTTATTTTTGTGGTTGATATTATGGGAGATAAAAGGGCTGCTGTTATAAATTCATCAAGGGTCGATGAATTGTTGAAACAGCCTCGTAGGGAAATGAAAAGCACAAATAGTGGGGTAATGCAATCTGTGAAAACAGTGCCATTAGCTTGGTTCAAGCTTAAATTTTAGACTGTTTCAAATGCATATTGAGGTTTCATGATGTTGCATCCGTTTTTTTCATACTTTGGCTCAAAATATAGAATGGCAAAACATTATCCAAAGCCATTATATGATATTGTCATTGAGCCATTTGCTGGCGCTGCTGGATATTCTTTATTATACCCAGAAAAAAAAATAATCTTATATGATAATTACGAACCAATAGTTGAGCTATGGGACTATTTAATTAAAGTAAAAAAGGAGGAAATACTAAGTCTTCCTCTTGACAATAATGGTCACCAGTTTTCTAAAGAGTATCCCGTTTCTGATTGCAATATTGCAGCAGAAGCCAAGCTCTTAATTGGCTTTTGGCTAACAGAATCTCAAACTTCTTCTTCTCGTTATCCTTTGTCAAAGTCAAGAGGCGGTAATTGGACGGAACGCAAAAGAAATATGATTGCAAATCAAGTTAATTGCATAAAACACTGGGAAGTAAAAAATAAGTCTTATGATGAAATAGATTTCAACCAAAAATGCACTTGGTTTATTGATCCTCCATATTCACAGGCTGGTAAACGATACAGAAACAATAACATAAATTATGAACAACTTGCTTCGTGGTGCAAAGAAAGACATGGACAAACAATTGTGTGTGAACAAAGTGGAGCCAACTGGTTGGAGTTTTCTACTTTTCAAAAAACTTCTAATGCCAGTAACAAAAAATATGAAGAAGTCATATGGACCAATTTGTGAGAATCATAGTCAAATTAAATTCTGTTAAAAATTTATTTGATTCTTGAAAAAAATTTTCCTCCGTTGACGGGATTGTTCTTGTATTTTTTTTTATTATGTGTATTATTAAATTGTTAAGGGCCTCTAGCTCAACTGGTTAGAGCAAACGACTTAGAAAGGAAGGCAACCTAAACAAGTTAAATCTTGCATGGTTGACTTCTATAGGGTTGCTAATTGTTTTCATATAATTATGTGGAAGCTATTAGTAGAATCTGTCAAATTCGGTGAACCCTGTAAAATGGGAATACCGAGCCAAGCCTGAGAAATCGGGAAGGTGTAGAGACTAGACGGCAGACCCGAAAGGGAAGGTATAGTCCAGACCACAAACCCGAAAGGGGCAACGAAAGTTGTAGTGGTAAGCATAATCGTTCGGTTCTGAGTTCAAGTCTCAGGAGGCCCATTTCAGAATTTTGTCCGTCAACAGAGGACAAACTGAAAGGATTAAGGAAGGACAAGAATGAAGTACCCAGAGGACTTTCTAAACAAAATCATCCACGGCGACTGCTTGGATTTGATGCAGACGATGCCAGAAAACTGCATTGATCTGATAGTTACCAGCCCACCGTATAACATCGGCAAGCCGTATTCTGGGTACAACGATAGTCTGGATTTTGCCGACTACCACCAATGGCTCAGGAAGATGTGCCATGCGATGTACAGGGTCATCAAGCCCAACAGCAACATCTTCGTGAACATCTGTGACGTTGGCATTTCCAACAAAGATGCGAAAGGCGAGCATAGGATTGGCGAGCGGGGAAACTTTTACGTTGTTCCCAATCACACGGTTGTCATCGGTGAAATGATTGCTTTGGGCGGTCAGTACCTCAATCCGATCATCTGGAAGAAGCCAAGTAACCACAACGCTCAGTTTGGTGCGAATGCTCGGTTCTGTGGTACTTATCCATATCCCAAGAACTGCCATGTCCCATCGGAGATAGAGTACATTCTGCATTTCCGAAAGAACGGCTTGTACGAGAAGGTTGACAAACAAAAGAAGGAGCAGAGCAAAATTACCAAGGAACGGTGGATGCAGTTGTCGGGGCAGATTTGGGAGTTCAACGGAGTCGTCGGAAGTAAGGGCCATCCCGCACAGTTTCCGATGGAACTACCACTTCGTTGTATTGAGGGTTGGAGTTTCATTGAAGATGTAGTCCTTGATCCGTTTTTGGGTGTGGGGACGACTGCTTTGGCTTGCAAAAAGATGAACAGGCAATACATCGGCATGGATATTTCCAAAGAGTATTGCGATATGGCGATCAAGCATTTGGAAGAGGCTGTATGATACAGGTCATTCACGGCGAGATTTGGGGTGAAGCCTTCCTGCAAGAACTGCTCGCAGGGAGCAAAACTTAGGTTTGTAGCCCTTGAAAGAGGGCGATTTTGGAGTCCCATGATTTTCATGGGTTTTAGAAAGCATGATGTTTTCCACTATTTTAACTTTGGCTGCATCTTTTTTAGGAATATGGGCTTTCTGTAAGTATGTTGTTTTCATTGAAATGAGAGTAGACGGTAACACGTTCAAGACTCTTTATGATTATTTTAAGGATGAAAATAAATTTGTTTTGTATGAGGAATTTACTTCAGAAGCACAATATCCTGTTTTCTATTCTGTTTTCTGTTTGCCCAAGTCAGTTCCATTTTTTTTCTTGACTCGTAATGAGCGTCTATTTCAAGCAGGTTGGCAGAGCAAAGACTATTTAACGGTGATCACTTGTTTAAGGTGGGATTATAATAGATTCAAGAATTTTTTAAATGTTGGTTTGAAAGATGCCAGCTTCAAAATAAGTGGTGTTCCAATTCGATTGTTGTTGCCTTTTGGAACTGATAAGATTGGTTCTCTGAAAATAAGAATGAATGAACCAATGATAGATCCTGTTTTATGGCGGGACTTCGACAATGAAGTTGGTGAAATGCTTGCTGGCAAGAGGATGAAGACAAGCGCACTTCTTCATGGTTTGCCGGGAACTGGTAAAACATCTTTAGTCAAATATTTGTCAACGAAATATGATTTGCCAATTATGATTTTTACTTTGAATCCAGAGTGGAACAACCATGACCTTTTGTTTATGTTTTCAAACATTCCATCAAAATGCATAGTTCTTATGGAAGATTTTGATAATTATTTTAATAAAAGACAATGCACTATGGGTAATGACAGGAATTATATTAAATTTACTTTTGATATAATTCTTAATGGTTTAGATGGCGTTTATAACACTTATGATAAAGTCGTTTTCATTATGACTGTTAATGATATCGATAAGGTTGATGATGCTTTGAAGAATAGACCGAGTCGTTTCAAATTCGTCAAGCATTTTGACAATCCATCTTTTGAGGCTAGGGACAGGATATTGGGAAGAGATTGGGCTGATTTGACAGCAGGAATGAATTTGGATCAAATCTATCGGATTAAGGAATACCAAGATCAAGGACTGACTTTCAAAGAAGTTATGCTGAAATTAGGAAAAAATATTGATTGTACGCAAATCAATAGAATTGCTGAAAACATTTATCGGCGTAGAATGGCGTTTAATTTGCCCGGAAACGACAGAGAAGATTGGTTTGCTGCCGAGAATATAATCACATCAAAGTAAAATCTACATATTCTATTTCCATTATTTCTCTTGGAAATTTCTTACCGTTTGCTAAATCTTGATCATCACTTTTTTGCCATTTTTCTTTAATGCGGCGAAGAATTCTTGGGTTATGTGCGAAGAATAATTCCACATCATGTTTGATGATATTTTCACGCATGATTGTTAGGCCAACGCTTTGAAACATTTTTTTATAACTTTTTATTGGATTTAGAAATGCTTGTGTTTTCAATGATTTTATTCCCATTTCGTATAATTCATTTTCTGTAAAAACGAGATGTATAAATGCTTTGTTTAGTGTTGTGTGAGTGTGGCATCCATGTCTGCTCGTCCATGGATGGCAGCGGATGAATATTCGACCAGCCTCTGATTTTATTTCATTTATTTTTTTGAGTGAATTTTCAAAATCTTGTGCATGATCTAAAACATCATTTATCACAATCACGTCATATGGACCATTTTCTATAATTTCTGACCATTTGGTTGTATAGATTAGATTGGGGTCTTTTTTAAAATTGGTCCATTTTTTTTCTTCAATATCATATCCAACAACTTTTTTAGTTCCGAATAGATTATTAGCAACATAACAGAGATGGCCTTCTCCGCAGCCAAAATCTAAAACTTTTTTATCTGTTATGTCAGTTGTGACTAATGAGTTTAATATTGCTGCTGCCTTGTGTAATTTTTCTTCATCATTGTCTCCAACAATTTCTGATTCATCAATTGCTTCGGGCCATGCGCCAGTTTTTGATAAAATTCTCAGTTCTGTTAATTCTCGAAGTTTTTCATCATTCGATTCTGGTTCGGCGATCAAAGCATTTTCTTGTTCAAGAAATCGATTCATAAAAACCAACATATTTTCAAGTGTGCTTATGAATTGCTTAACATTTTTTATTTCCATTGATACCTTTTGATTTGTTGGATTATTTTTCATGATTTACACTCATATAGAAGTGATATAATTAATTTTATATAATATTTTATAATTGGCAAATCATGAAAAAAATTGAATTAATGAAAATTTATAGTGAAGATTTTCAAAAAGAAGTCACAATGGTTTCTGTTGATGGAGAGGTTTTTGATTGGGGTATAGACCCTAATGCATTAGTTCAAGCGAAAGCAACTATTTCTAATCATAATGAATTATCTGAGTCTATAGTTTTATCTATGATAGATCATTTTCTTGAATGTTTTTCAGAATTTATTGGAAGAGATATAAATCTTGAAGAATTCAATAATGCTGTGAGAGAGGGAAAATTATAATGATTATTTTTGAAGAAAATGACGATAGATTTTACATCAAGGAATCAACCATAAAGACGGCGGGGAAAGGTCTTTTTGCTAAAAGAAAAATTGAAAAAGATGAATATTTGCCAATTAGTGGCATTATGGTCAAAAGAAATTCTATTGCTGATGAATGCACATATTTTTTCAATTCATATAAATTCGCAGCTAATATGAAGAAAAAAGGTGATTTGGTTGATATTGGAGAATATGTTATTGTTCCTCTTGGCTATGCTGGAATTGTCAATCATATTGACAGTTTAACATTACAAGGTGTTGAAATTCGTTATTGTGGTGATCAATATCCGCAGAAAACTCCACATGCTGGCAAAGCTGTTTATTGGTTTTTACGAGACATTGAAAAGGATGAGGAAATATTTGGTAATTATGGACAAGGATGGAATAATGTTTTAGATTGGGTTAATGAAGTTCACAATAAAACTGGCTATGCTAAAAAGTCTTGGCAAGAATTTTTAGATTTTGATTTGTACAATATGAAAGAATTAATTTAGCTTAAGGCAAAATTTATGGAAACATTTGATTTTGGGAAAACAAAGCTTATTGCTTTGGTTTTTGATTTATCTATAGCTCATGATAAAAAAGGGCGAAGAATTATCGATGGAATCAAAAGTCAAATTGTTAAAAAAATATCAAAAAGCAATGAAGAGGTTTTATTTTTTTTGAATAAAATACCAAAACATTGTGGGGAAAGTGTTCAAGAAGTTGCTTCATATCAAGATCCAATTGATTTTAATATTGGTGAAACTGTTAAGAAAATAACTAAAATTATTGGAGAAACATCTGAAGATAAAGAAAAGTATGTTTTATTTATTACTGATCGATTTAAGGATAAATTCAAAGGTCACTACAAGTCAATTTTTAATTTGAAGAAATATAAAAATTATGATTTTACCATTTCATTTGTCGGTTTTGGTAAAAACTATGACCGTTCAATTTTAGAATCATTAGTATTAGAATGTGAAGGAAATTTTCAACATATTGATTTAGCAGAAGATTTGTCTTTTATTTTTGAAAAGATGGGAGTTTAAGTGGTAGATAAAATTTTTGTTGGTAAGCCGATTGAAAATAAACCGTTTTACATGTCGCCAGTTGAAATAATTATTCCTTTTCACAATGAGCAATCAAAAGTAATTGACCTTATTAATGATATATTTATTACTGTGCAAAAGAACATGTATGTTATTACGCTTGTTGATGATGGTTCGGATAATAAGAATTTTTTAAAACAATTGCGAGAAAAAAAGGTTGAGGGTCTTCGTTTTTTGAGTCATGATAAATGCAAGGGTTTTGGAGCATCTGTAAATACTGCTTTGAGAAATCCTCACAATAAAAACATTCCCTTTGTTGTTATTATGCATTCTGACGTTAGAGTCAAAGATAACAACTGGTTGTTTAATCTTGGCCAAACACTTGTTTCAATGAAAAATAACGGCGTGAAAATGATTTCATCTTTGACAGATAATCCTATGGCTGATGTCGCAGCGTTATGTGGCGAAAAAGGTGTTGTGAAAAATGATGTTGTTTTGTCAAATGGTTATTTGCCTATGTATTGTGTTATTGCAAATAGAGAATTATTTAACAGAATCGGTTTTCTAAAAGAATTTCCATATGCTGGAACAGAAGCAGAAGAATTTGCCTACAGAATGCGATCCAAGGGGTTTAAACAAGGAGTTTGCGGCAGTAGTTGGGTTCATCACATTGGCGGCGCAACATTGAAACAATATGAAAATGATAAGAAAGTTAACAAAATATTGCGAAATACATATGAAGAGTATTTGCTGACACACAAAAACACAAACGATAATAATATATAATGTATCTTACATAGGAGGTTTTCATGCGTTGCAAAAAAGAAGACAACACTTATACCACTACGACTTGGAAATACTACACTGCTCAGTGTACTAGAAATCAACAGGCTCTTGGCATTTGTTCAGGAGTTTCTGGCGCATGGGTTGCAGCGACCGTCGTCTGTAGCTTAAGGCTTTTTTGATTGATTTTAAAATAATTTTTTAAACGATGACTGGCTTTATGCCAGTCATTTTTTTTTGTCTTGACAATTAATTTAAATATTTGTAATATAAAAAAATCAACACGGAGAAGACTTGTGATTGACCTGATTAAGAAAATTTTTGCCGATCTAAATCAATTTTGTTTTTCAAATAAAATTATAATGCCTGAATTTCAATTGGACGTTGTGAGAAAATTTAATTTTCGTTGGATTAGTGATGATGAAGTTTTATGTATTGGTTCAGCGTCAATTGACATGAATAAGCGTGAAATTTGTGTGGCTATGTTGCACGAAATGATTCACATGTATAATTATTCACTTCGCATTCAAGATGTTAACGAAAATCAATATCATAACAAAAAATTTATGAATATGGCTATAAATTTGGGATTGGGAATATTTAAAGATAAAAACCAAGGATGGTCAATTACTACGCTCGATCAATCTAATGATAAAGATGTTAAGATTGATACTGCCAAGAATAAAGAACTTATTAATTATATAGAAAAGATTAATATTGATACACACAAATTGTCTCTTGATTATAATGCTATGCGTGAATCAATTGCTTCCTTGAAGCCTTCAAAGGTTTTCTTTTTAAAGTACGAATGTCGTTGTCCCGCTCCTTTCAACAGTATTCGTTCTGGGAGAAGGCCAGACGGTAATAATGCTCCAGAGATTACATGTGAGCGATGCAAAAGTAAATTTACTTGTGTTTCCCCGCTTGATGATTAGCATGAGGCAATTCCAATTCTGCTTCTGGATCGATTCTTTTGATTATTTTCTGAAAAACTAAATATAGCAATATTGTGATGATTGTGAATTCAAGAAATGAATTGAGAATTTTTCCTATTTCTATTTCCATGCCTTCCAAAGGAATAAAAATTAAGCTGCGCCAATTGCCATTCGTAGCAGATAGCGTGTAATTGATAATAGGCATAAGTAATGATTCTGTGATACAAGATGCAAACTTTTGTGTTTGAGTAGCAAGTATTAGTGCTAAAGCCATTACAAAAAAGTTCTTCTTGTAAGCAAATTTCTTATAATCTTTAAATTCTTGTTGGATTTGTTCGCTTTTTATAAAATTTTTCTGATCCAATTCACATTCTTTCATGGAATATCCTTAAAATTTTATCTATTTTTATTTTGCGAAATATTGGCAAATGGTTGTCTTGACTAATTAAATTAGTCGCCATTAAAAAATTTTAAAATTTTCTCAAACCAAATCACATATAGTGTCTAGAAGAAAATGATCGACCAATCTGAGGAGGTAAGACATATGTTTGTATATGGGTTTATATCAAAAGTTTCCCAAAATATTATTTCTTTGGACGATTTTTTTTGTCGTTTGGGACTAGCTTTGAGGAAGTTTTGAGTATACAACAAACACATGGTTTTTCGCCAAGGTGTTCGGGCAATCTTCTTGAATGTTTTGGCAAAGCCACTATGAAGCCATTGACGGGACTCATAGGAAAGAAATCCGTCTTCCGTTGACGGACGGACGGACGCATAGACGGATCGTTATGGTTTGTTTCCTTTACAGCGAGGTTTTATCATGTCGAAGATCAAGGAAGATTTATCTGTGAGCAATTTACCTTTGCCAGAAGGTAGTCAGCATCTGACTGGGAATCTTTTCATGGTTCCGTTTTCCAGTATTAGGGCACCAGAAGGGAACCCTAGACTTTTGACAGAGAGTGGTCTTGCCAACATCATTGATAAGCAGTTGGCGAATGAGCTTCGAGAAAGCATTAAGAATAATACACTGCTCAATCCTTTGGTTTGTCGTTGGACTAAAGACGAAAACGGTAATTTGTTTCCGATTGTCGAAGGCGGTGATCGTCGATATCGTTCGTTAGATTATTTGATCCGTCGCAAGGAAATTGTTGTTGATCCTCGCAACATCAAGGTGGATGAAAATGGACAATGGCATCGAAGTATGGTCCCAGCCAACGAAGCTTACGAGTTTGTTCCGTGTCAAGTATTTTTCTGCAACAACGATTTAGAGGCTTTGGCACTAGCTTGGGCAGATAATAAAAATCGTGTAAATTTGACGGAAGGACATGAGATTGCTGAAGTTATTAAGCTTCGTGATGTAGGCGCTAAAGATGCTGATATTATGAACATTCTTCAGCGAGATCAGAAATGGTTGGCCGATACTGATCGGTTAATCGGCTCTCTTGATCACAGTAGTTTGGCCGATCTCATCGAGGGTAGGCTTGATCGAAATGCAGCGATTGAACTTGCAGCAATCAATGATATAGAGATTAGGGACAAGGTAAGAATTGCTGCCAATGAATCCTCGACAGAGACATGGGGTCGTAAGATTTATCGTTTGCAGCGGAGAATCACCCAAGTTGTTGAGGAGAACGAAAAGGCAAAGGGTGATCTTGTTTTTTCTGAAACATCTGAAGAAAAGCAAGAGGCACAAGAGCGGATTGATCAGACAGAAGCGCAAAGTCGGGCCATTGCTCGACAACGAGATGAAACTAGGCCTGTCACGACTTCGAGAGCGGTTATTGATGCCAGTAATCAAATTGCTGGCACAAGACCTCGCCCTGTAGGAAAACGAGGCCCTAAGGGTGGTCCTCGTCGCATGAGAGAAATCAAGATTAAAGAGGGTCGTGATCTTTTTGTTGAGCTTTTGAAAAACAATGGCGAAGCACCTGATGGTTCTTTTACAGCCAGTGTTGAATCACTCAAATTGTTAATCAAGGTCATAAACGACAATATTTTAAACAATAATCCTGATTGGGCTGCAACAATTAGAAAGCATTATTCTGCTTAAAACATAGCTTTTAACAAAAACAACACTGCTTTTTTTAAAAAGCAGTGTTGTTTTATTTTTTTATTGCATAAATATATCAATGATTATCGCTTGTCCACATTGTGGTCATGATTTACACGAAAAGCTTAATGACGGTTTATCTAACTGTGATAAATGTCATCAATTTTTTGATTCTAGCGATTTAAATCAACTTCTTTCGGCAGGATGGCTAATACGAAAGCATCACTATAATCTTGAGCAATTGAAATGGCACACTAAAATAGAAGATGATATGGCAATATTAGTTTTTGCATATGTATTAGACAATGACTACTCTCATCAAGAATTTTTTACAATCTTGACAAAACTAGGTGTCGCAAACAAATGTTACATTAATTACGAAAAATAATCAATTTGATTGATCATCATCATCAGATGTAATTGCTGAAATTTGGCCAGTTGGCGCACGAGAATCAATCTCTACGACATTTGTTTCCAGTTCAGAACGAAGTACAGTTACCTCTTTCTGAGCCTGAATACCCAATCTGACTTTGTTCCTGTTGTCAATTCTTACAACCGTGATCCTTATGTCTTCTTTTAGACCCGGAACTTTTAGGATGATTTCTTCGTCCTTCTTTCGACTTAGCACTAGCATTTTACGTCCTTTCGTTGCTTTCCATGTGTTGTCGTAGACCATATTAATTGAGTCGATCTTTTGAAATTTTTTGTTCTTTTTAAAATATTTCCCAAAATAGGGCTTTACAACCAAAAAGGATTTATATATTAATTACTTACTGGCATTAAAAATTAACAACGCCAGCTTTAACAGGAGCAGAGTGATGAAGATTAATGTATGGTCTGTTGAACTGAATAACCTTCGAGCCGAACATTCCAAGATTTCCAAGAAGATTTCGTTGCTGGAAGATCTTATTGAATTAGAAAACGAACATGCATTTGATGCTCCCACATCAAATGAAAATCAATCGACTTCACATAGGCATGAAAATAATCCTCGAATTGTTGCAAATAATGATGGTAGCGAACCTCGTCGTCGTGGTCGTCCTCGCAAAAATCCATCGGATGAAGTTGCCGTGAAATCACTCAAGCTTCCAAATTTGCTTGAAACAATTGGTCAACAACATGGCAAATCGATGAGGTATGATGATTTGGCCATATTGGTAAAATCTTCTGGCTATAAGACCAATAGTAAAGATTTTAACAACATGGTTTATCAGTGCCTCCAAAAGTTGTGCAAGAAGGGTGTGTTCGTCAGGAATCCAGAAACTCAAGAGTATCATTACGCTGGTAATAATGATTGATGTCGATTTAATTTTTTACCAACAACCCTTTCTTAACAAAGGGTTGTTGGTAAATATTTTTACAGTTATCGATAGATATATGACACACATTTTTTTCGACAGTTGTATTTTTTAATATTCATTTCGAGAATAAATTTTGGAAATTATTTTATAAAAGCTGTTTTTTAATGTAAACTAGAGTTAGACGAGTCATCCACATCAAGGAGATTGTCATGGCCAAGCGTAAGCAGACCTGTTGTGATTATTGTGGTAAAAGCAGCGCAGAAGTAAATGTTCTGGTCGAAGGACCAGTTACTGAACATGAGCAAAATGGCAGGCCTGTGGGCAGCAGAGTTTATATCTGCTCTGAATGTATTAACCTTTGCAAATCAATGGTTGATAAGCAAACAAAATCTCCATCACTAGTAAATCTTGCCAAAGGGATTCCAACGCCAAAGCAACTTGTTGAGCATCTGGACAAAAGCATCATCGGTCAAGATAAGGCCAAGCGCACCCTTGCTGTTGCTATTACGAACCATTATAAGCGTTTGATGCAAAACACAATTAAATCTGATGACAATCCATTTTCTGATGTTAATATTGAGAAATCTAATATTTTGCTGATAGGTCCAACTGGTTCTGGTAAAACTTCATTGGCTCGAACACTTGCTAAAATGCTTCAAGTGCCATTTGCAATTGGCGATGCTACGACTTTGACGGAAGCTGGTTATGTTGGTGAAGATGTTGAGAATTTGATCCTTAAATTGCTCCGTGAAGCTAGCTTTGAAGTCGAAGCGGCTCAGACAGGAATTATTTTTCTTGATGAAATAGATAAGATTGGCAAGACAAGTCAGAATGTAAGCATCACCCGTGATGTCAGCGGCGAAGGTGTTCAACAGGCTCTGCTTAAGATGATTGAAGGCACGATATGCAATGTGCCTCCCGGCGGTGGAAGAAAGCATCCAGAACAGCAATTTGTTCAGGTTGACACAACTAATGTTCTATTTATTTGTGGCGGTGCATTTGTTGGTTTGGAAGAAATAATTAAGCGTCGAATTGGTAAGAATGTCATGGGTTTTGGTGGTGTTAACAGCAAGCAAGATGACGATGAATGGATTTTAGAACACATTACCCATGACGACTTGATTGAATTTGGTATGATTCCAGAAATTGTTGGTCGCCTGCCAGTAATTACGCCATTAAAAGGACTTGACCAAGAAGCATTGCTTAAGATTTTGACCGAACCAAAAGATGCTTTGGTGAAGCAGTACCAGAAGATGTGTTGGCAAGACAATGTTAAGTTACTGTTCACCAATGAAGCGTTGGTTCAAATTGCAAGCAAGGCAATGGAAAAGGGTACAGGCGCTCGTGGACTTAGAACAGTCATAGAAGGATTCATGATTGACATTATGTACAATCTAACGGATCATAGTGGCGAAGAGATCACTGTGACTAAGGATGTGGTTCTTGGACAGCCTGCTGTTTTTAACAAGAAGTTTGCAGCCTAGTCTGTATGGATACTGGTCAACTACCTTACTGGCGCACAATACTTGAGAAGTTGACGGTCAGGTAGTTGACCAATTTTTCTTCTAATTTTCTTAAATTTATTATTGTAAATTATGTTAATTATAGTTAGACTTGAATGATTATGACTTTTATAATCCGTTGACAAACGGAAGAGGTATTTTTACATGAATTATATTGTCTCTACTTTTTTTGATGAGGAAGATTGGAATAAGTTCGGTTTGAATTGGGTTCGCAATGCTAAATCCGCATCACTCGACGCTATAATTATAGGTAAGGATCTGCCAGAAGACGCAATTGCAAAAATCGCAGAATTAAATTTTCTTTATTTTCCTGTTTTAGACAAATTTAAAAAAAATTGCAATGCAATGCACACACTGGTATGCAATCTACCAAAAAATAGTAGATGTTTGTGGACAAAACCTGAAATTTTACCAAAAGCTGGTATTATAGGAGAAGCAGATTTGATATGTGGTCTTTCTGATTCCCCTATAAGTAAAATAGTCAGTTCTGTTATCAATCTCTATGACAGAGCGGCGATGATAGAATCGTTGTCTCAACACATTGAGTCAGTTCATAATAAGTATTTGTCTGCCAATTATATGTTGGGAACGACAGATTTTTGGAACGGTTTTTTTGGTTGTAAGTCTTATTTGCACGAACGAGGTTATTTGGTTGAAAATTCAGAAGACGACGATCTCGTTTTAAACTTTTTTGTTGCATTCGCACATTCTTTTTCAGTAGAAATAAAGGACTATTGTTGAAACTATGGAATTAATACTCTATCACTTTGGTTCTTTTATGTTTTTCATGTTAAGCATGTTTGTAATTTGTGCTTTCATGGTTGCTCTTACAAGAACTAATAAAGAAGAAACAACAAGAATTAAGGAAGATGAATGAACATATTGCTTTTTGTTTATGGAACTCTAAAAATGGGGTTCTCTAGAAACTACGCTTTGAATGGACAGATTTATTTGGGTACTGCTAAAACAAAGCCCGAATACAGCATGTATGCACTAAATGGTTATCCAGCTTTGGTTGATCAAAGAATGGCTGAAAAAAATAAACTTCAAGTTTCTACTTCTGTATTTGGTGAAATTTGGGAGGTAGACGAAGAAGCAATTACTAAAATCGATAAAATAGAAAGCACAGATATTGATTTGTTTGAAAGGAAAGCAATAAATATTGATGAGTTTACGCTTTCAAGATTGCCTCTTGATAAATCTGTATGGCGTTCAATAGAAGATAAAATAGCATTATCTTATATTTACAAACAGAATATATATGGTGCTGCTATCTGTGGTTCCTTTTGGCATAAAAGGTAGTGAAATAATGAATATGAATTATTTATTATCTGGTTTTATTTTAGGTGTGTCGGTATTAACAATTTTTTTATTGATATATCGTTCTATTATGCTGCGTAAAATTGAATCATTACAGTCACAAGCTGTTTTGGATGATTTGGAATTAGCAACGAAAGAACAGCTTCTTAATGAATTCCGCAAACGTCCCAATAATTCTTACATTCTTTTGTTGCCAATGTCTAATAAAGATGAACAAGGAATAAAAATAGAATTAAATAGATTCACACCTTATGATAGTGTAGGATTATTACACTTGGCTACCAGTCTTATTTTTCGTCAAATGAAAAATAAAGGTATGTCTTTACCTGAACTGCCATCTATTATTGACGAAGATTGACATTCAAAGTTTATTTCTTTGGGAAAGAAATCCGTCATCCGTTGACGGCGAATAAGGATTGTATAATGCTCAAGAAAGTAAAAATCTGTTTGAATACAATGGTTGCCAACGAGGCACATGTTATTCACAGAATGCTAGAATCTTGTTACAAGTTTATTGATTATTGGGTCATTCAAGATAATGGATCTAATGATGGCACTCAAGATATAATTCGTAATTTTTTTAAAGAGAAAAATATACCCGGGTTCATTTATGAAATTCCTTGGCAATATCCCGGCTACAATCGTGATCATGCTCTACAAAAAGCTTTACAGGCCTCACATAATTGCGATTGGATTTTAAGAATAGATGCCGACGAAATTATTCTAGTTGATGATGATTTCGATTGGACACCAATCAACGATACATCAAATCAAAGCTTTAATATTACTGCACAACAAAACAATTGCGTTTATTATAGATGTTGGCTATGGAATTCTAAATTACCATGGAAATTTAAACACGATAAACGACATGAAACCATTTACATGGAAGAAGTTGGAGAAGATTTTGTCAGGAACAGTCTTTCATCAAAATTTAGACATGTTATTTATGGAGATGGCAAAACTTGGTTTAGTCCTTATAAATTTTATAGTGATGCTCTAGAAATTGAAAAAGATCTTTTGCTAGAAAATAAAATGAATATTGACATATATCATTTGTTTTATATTGCCAAAAGTTACCGAGATGCAGTTGTTGATAAAAAAAGCATATGGCCATTTGGTGACTCACACATGAAAGAATGTGCCAGAAGAGCTATTTTCTTTTTCCAACAATATCTTAATATTGTTCACAATTTCAACAACACATCAAAAGCAGATCGCTTAGATGAAATGGGCTACATGGTCTTGGTTTTCATTTCTGAGTGCCAAAGAAAACTGGGGGATGATGAATCGGCTCTTTTGTCTTTGATGCAAGCAGAGCCTTTTTGCCCCGAAAGAAATGAACATCTTCTTGAAATTGCACAAATTTATTCCGATCATGGGCAAAAAATTGGATTTCTTAATACGACAGCAAAACTCGTTGATCCATTAAGAAAAAATCCATTTCCAAAATTTTGCTTCTTCATCAATAATGAAGCATATTATGACACAGGAGAATATGTGAAATACCTTCATAATATCTCTTGCATATTCAATAATATTTCTACAGCTACTTGACAAATCGTTGAATTTTTTACTAATGATGCTATTGTCTAAAAAACAATAAATCATTATAGATAATTGTATGGAAATTAGTTTTAGAAAATATATTGAATCGTATACTGATATGGGTTTACATATGGGGTCCAATAACATATTGGATGCTTGGGAAGAATTGGCAGCAGAAAAGCATATTAAAAAGGCATTGAGTTACGGCGAAAAAACTTTAAAAATAGCAGAAAAATTAGATAAATTTATAGGGATGAAGAAGATGTTTTTTCTTTTGGGTCCCACAACACATGTTTTGGTTAGCAGTGGAATTTCTTTGTCAAAGATATTAAATGAACCGAAAAAAATTTCAAATTGGATTGAATTGAAAGATCAACTTATTGAATTAGTCAAATTGGCAGCAATTAATCCATTAATTGCGGGACCAGCAGCAATTGGAATAGCGCATTTGACAGGTTTTGCGGCAAATCAAGAAGCCATATTGCTAGTTGCCAAATTAGCATCGTCTGTTTATTTTTACTTAGAAAGCATTCTGAAGATCATGCAAACTAGCAAATTAGACTATGTTCAGAAAATTGCCGAATCATTAAAAGACAAATTAAAAATTTTAATGCCTAAGACTCAATTACCGAATTGATGTTAATGCTTTGATAGTGCTTTCTGCATTAACATGCAATATTCCATTCCCACCCCAATCACGCCATTCTTGAATGTTGATGTGAAGATCATCTATTAGTATTTTCCCTGCACTAGCGTAATATTTTTTCACCTTGCTTTTCTCGACACAGATGATTCTTTTACCAGAAACACCAATATGATTCTGGCACCATATGTTTTTCCCATCACATGCTTCCTTTGATTCCGAACATGATGTCAGGATATAAGGTTTATATTTTTTTATATAATTCCATAGAATTTGACAGTCTTTTGTTTCAGGTAAATTTGCCCAAAAATCAATTTTTTCTTTGCTTGTAAGCTTGTCAATATAATTGTTAAAATAATCTATAAATGTTTCTCCATTGTTAAGTTTAAATCCATATATCTCACTTAGCTTTCCAACTAAATCAACAAGAACACCATCTAAATCACAATATATCATAATTTTTTTTCATTTTCTGTTTACAAATTACCTTAAATTCTATAAGTTAATAGGGGATAAAACAAACTATCGAAGGGAATGGATAAAATGAAAAACCCATTAGGCAAAAATGTCGATCTGAGATTATGCTTGGTTGACAGCACCTATGACAAGGAAGTCGATGAATGGATGATAGACAAGATTTCCGACACTGATTCAATCTTGCAAATTTCAAGTCCAAGTCAAGAAGAAATATGCAGCAAGGTTAAACTTTGCAGGAAGAAGCATATTGCCTATATTTCCAAGAATGACATATTTGTCGTTCATCGTAATAGCAATAAACCAATAGTATGCTTGAGAAAAGTTTGATTTTTAGCAGAAGAATTTTATGAAATAACTGAGATTCAATCCGAATAAGAGATGTGGAGATCAGGGTAACAGACGGAGAACTGGAAATGAACGTCAAGAAAGTTTGGTTTTACATCCATCGTTTCGATGCCGCCAAGACCGCACATGTGGCTAGCATAATTCTCAGGAAGTATCCGTTCATCAAGCCTACTGTCGAAGGTGACAAGTGCATCCTGTTGTGCAGTGATATGGGTAAAGACCCATCCTCTTGGGTCATCGAGAAGCTCGTTGAAAACAAAAAGTTTCTGGGTCATTTCCACTCAGGAAGCAAGCGATATAATGCCGAAAGGCATGAATATTTGACAGAAAAGCATCATGCTGCTGTCTGTCGGTTTGGTTTTTTTGACTTATATGATGTTCCCGATGATTTACAGTTTGCTAATTTTATTCTTGGGAAGTTGCAAAACACTCTTTCGGGACAGCCTGCTTATCTCGCTGAAGAGAATGCTTCTATCAGCAGTGGCCATAAATTGAATTTCTCAAATGAGATCAAAGTGGAAAGGAGGAAGATGTATATTTATAACCTCGTAAAATTCCACAATTATTCTAAGGAATTAGCAACATTGGTGATTGATCGAAGATTTCCAGAATGGAAAGACATAAAAATCGAGAAGAAAAAGATCATTCTTCGTGATGAAAGAAAAAGGGCTAGAGATGAGTACAGGAAAGCTTTAGAACTTGCTAAGAAGTTGGCTTTTATGTCACCTAAGAAGAGAAAGATTTATCTAGAAAGTGATAATTTTTTTGAATATATACTTTTTATGATGCTCTGTAAGGTAAAGGGTAAAGAGTGGATTTTAGAGAATATTGGACCTGTACCCGGAATTGTCGAGTGATAATGAAAAGGCCAGCTAAAAAGCTGGCCTTTTTTATTCACTCTAAAAATTTCCATTAGTTAATCATGTGGCCAATTTTCATGATTATTAAGCCTATAAACATTGTTATCATTCCAAAAATTCCCCAATAGTCTAGTTTTACGTTGAAGAAAATTAAAGGGGTAAAGTAAAAAACCGCTATATAAACCAAGTCCCACATTAAAACAAATATGAAGAATTCTTCTTTATTGTCAACAATTTTGGTGGACCAATACCAAAGTAGACTGTAAAAAAAACCTATGATCATGCAAATCGTAAAATAATTATAACTGTTTTTATCAAAAAAATCATTAAATGCTATGTATGCATAAGAAAAATATACAATGCTAGCTAGAAATAAAAGTAAACATTCCATATACCTCCTTGTTATGGACACTGGGCGAAAAATTCCATTCAACCATGATATTTATGCTTTTGACTGACAAAAACATAACATTTTGGCTTAAATTTGTGGCAGTTGCTTGGAAAATTGCTTTACAACTGGATCTTAATACCATATTATCTTATTGTTGAGCTTTAGCTCCGACAGACACAAGATGAGGTTAGAGTCATGACGCAAGACGAAAAGCAAGGCAATGATCGAACAATGATTTTTTGCAAGTTTTTGCAAACTTCTGGCATTCCTTCCTCTGGTGATATTGGATCTTTGGAACACGCTGCATTGCAGTGGATTAAAAATATTCGTAAAAATTGCAATAATTTGTTTGCATCTGATTTGAATATTATTCGCAAGCATGGTCTTTTTAACAAAATATTTGTTGATCAAATTAGACAGAACAAGGTCGAAGAATTAGAAAAACAAATGCTTGAATTGTCTCATCAGCTTAGAGCCATTAAAGAAGGCATTCCTTCTGTTCCAGTTCCAAAAATTACAGTTCCAAAAATTACCATTAAAAAAGATGTAGAAAAAAGTTTTAGCGAAAATCATAATAGATTTATAGCGGCCTACAAAGCAAATAGGAAAAAATATCGTATGAAGTTATTGAGAGCAATTTCTGGAAACAAAGATGGTTTGTCAAAAGGAGAAATGCATATTGTGCTAGGTGGACACGCAACTGGAAAAATACTTCAGGACTGTATCAGTTTTCTCGAAAATAAAAATTTGATTTTTATGAAGGCAGTTGAGAAGAGAACTGCAAAAGGTTGCAAGTCTGTTGTTCGTCATTGGTTTTCTGTTAAAGGCAACAATGAATTAGAAACAACAGAAAAAGCAGTTGTTCAAAAGCAGCTTTTTGATAATTTGCCTATTGCAGATAACTTTATTATCAATAAAAGGCCATACACATATAACCCCGAATGTGTTTGGGCGAAGAATGTTGAAGTATTTTCTTCGAGGTTGAATGAAGAAGATTTGATTGGCGCTGCAAAAATCAAAAGCATTAAAACTGGTTTAGTTAGAGATTGTGGCCTAGAAAACTATTGCATTTATCCAAGTGGCGCAATTAAGTATTATCTTCGCTGGCGTAGCCATGACGGTAGCTTTGGCTACGCTTTTTGGAGATGGAGTACCTCCAAAGATATTGTTGAAATTAATCTCAAGCCAGAATTCGATTTTGGCGGCAACTAACAGCGGCTAGTAAAGAAATACGTCCTCACCTGTTCGTATTCCAATCGCCTATTGTGGGTGGAAGACCAGCCCATTTGCGAGCATCCTTCCATGTTTTGGGTTTGAAATCTTTAGGGAAAAAGCTGGCTGGTTCTTTTTTCGTATCTTTAGATGGTTCACGCTGAATTACAGGTTCAGGTTCAACAATGCTTTGGAAGTACTCTGCATGAGGAATAAATTCGTCAAACATGTATATTTTGTTGTTAAAAAACACAATAGTTTTTAATGGGTCACGAAGTTCTCCATCTTCTTTTAATTTTTTGCAAGCTGCTGCTGCAACTGATATGGGTGTTTGAGGCCCCTGATAAATTGATATTAAATCAATTTGATCGAAAATTCTTTTGACCTTATTGGAAATAGCGTAAAAATTTATAGTTTCAGGCCAATTTGTCTGATCATCTCCATATAAAAACTTTTTTAAATTATTTTCTGTAACTGTGAATTTTAATTGATCAAAATCAGTCCTATAGCCTATCCTGCCAACAGCAGAAACAACATCGCCAAATCTAGAATAAATTCCATTATAAGCTTTGATAAGTTTTCTTCCTATATTTTCGTCTTTACGGGTTTCATTGTCAATTAATTGTCTGTGATATGTTTTATTTTCTCCTAAGTAATTTGTGTCTGTGGATTCAAGATAAATAAATGGTTTATGAGCCGCTGTAAGCTCCCCATCTATAATTTCAGCAGCTGAAATATCAATGATTTCGTCTGGTTTTTTGAATATTTCTAAACCATTTTCTATAGTAGGAAAATATTCATCAGCTTCTCGCAAATTAAACCATTTCTGATGGTTTGTGTTCCAATCACCTATTGTGGGTGGAAGACCTACCCATTTTTTGGCTTGTGGCCATGTTTCTGGCTTGAAATCCTTCGGATAAAGACTCATAGGTTTTTTAATATCTTTAGGTGGTTCAACATTAATTACAGGTTCTGGTTTATAAGGAGGCACATAATAAGAAATAAATTCACTGAATATGTATGCTTTATTACCAAAAACAACAATGGTTTTTAATGGATCAATAATTTTACCATCTTGTTCTAATTTTTTACATGCTGCTGCACCAACTGAGATGGTAGGGTGTCTAGAGGTAGCATAAATTGCTATTAAATCAATTTGATTGAATATTCTTTTGAATGAATCGCCTATAGCGTCTAAATTCACACGTTCAGGCCAATTTGTCTGATCCTCTCCATATAAAAATCTTTTGATATTATCATTTGGAAGCCTTCTTTTTAATTTATCAAAATTAATCCTATAACCTATCCTGCCAACAGCAGCAACCACATCAGGACGTGTTTGGTAAATTCCATCATAAGCTTTTCTAAGTTGTAGACCTATATTTGCGTCTTCTCGAATTTTTGCATAAATTAAATTATCATGATAACCTTCAGTTATGCCCGAATAAATCGTGTCTGTAGATTCTAGATAAATAAATGGAACATGGGTATCTGTAAGATTTCCATCTATAATCGAAGCGGCTGAAATCATAACATTGTCATCTGGCTTCATGAATATTTCTAAACCATTTTTTATATCAGGGGAATACTCATCAGCTTCTCTTAGATCAAACCATTTATAAAAAGATAGATTATTCATATTTACCTCAAATTAATTCAAGAACTTTTGGTTCTTTGCCAATATAAGTTTCATAACATCTTATTGCCTTACTTCCATTAAGGGTGAATACATCACCATGTTTTAATGGTTTGTTCCAATAAGGAATAAGAACTTCAGCATTTTTTAATCCCAAAATAATATTCTCCATGCTGTTCGGCAATGTTTGACTCGCCAAAGCAACAGGATCAATAGTATTGACACGAAAAGTGTATTCAGGAAAATTATCCATATTTTTAATCATTAAAAACCTTGAAACACAATTTGTTTTAAAAAATTATTTTTTTTACTAGCTTCACAATACAATATTATGTATCACAACAAAAATATTTTGGTCAAAAATGAAAGCAAATCAAGAGTATTGGCGTAGCCCACAACCTCATCCACTTAATCCTAATACGAATGATGCAAAAATATATAAAGAATATATGCTTGATGGATCTACATTGCTTCTTGGATGCACAAAAAAGCTGGTTTCCATATCAGATTATCAGATGGATTTAGATCCTTGGCTCAAAGGTCCAAATGTCATAAAGGGCGATTGGATAGAGAACAATCAAGATTTTGTCAATATTATCGGCGATGGAGTTATGAATCTCACCAAAGATTTAGCAAATGGTCTTTTGAAAATGGCAAAAAAACATTCTAAAAACTTAGTCGTCAGAAGCTTCAAAAGAAAAGAATCTTGGATGAGAGTTGCAGATTATTTTCCCGAAGCTAAAGATTTTAAGATAACTCCATATATCTCAAGACAACTAATTGATTATAATTTTTATGTTTGGAGATTTTGATGCATAATCCGAATGTTGATGTTAAGAATATAATAGACAAATTTGAAAAAAGCCAATGGATTTACAGCCCCAATTTTGATTCAATTAAACATTTCCCTGTTATTACGAGAGAAGAATTAAGAAATATGCCAATGGAAAAAGGCATGTTTGAATGTAGCACTTCAGGCTCAACAGGCGAATCTCTTAAAGTACAAAAAAGTTATGCAGATTATGTCTGGTACACGGCTACGAACGTAAGGGAAATGATCTGGAGGAAATGGGATTTCACAAAGAATATTGCCGTGATAAGGCCTGATTCAAAAATAAGAGACTTGAGTGGGTGGGGCATTCCACAAAACATTGCTCCAATACAAGGGAATACATATCAAATAAATTTTGCACCTATTTCTCAAATCCAATCTTGGCTTGAGGAAAAGAATCCTCACTACATTCACAGTAGGCCATCTATTCTTGCTGAACTAGATTTGACTAAAATACCAAACCTTATTGATGTTAAAAGCACAGGTGAACTCGGTGGGACAATGTTCAGCAGCGAAGAGTGCGGAACGATTTCAATTCAATGTCCTGACAATCCTTCCGTCCATCATGTGATGGAAAACCAAATCGTCGAAGTAGACGAATCTGGAAACATGATCATTACGACTATGACAAACAAATACGTCAAAAGATATAAAAATGGCGATTGCATTGAGCTTGGAGAATGTAATTGTGGTAGAAAATTACAAACAATCAAAAAAATAAATGGTCGTGTAAGAAATATGTTCGTTCTGCCAAATGGTGACAAAAAGTGGCCATTGATTGGAAGTAAAGTCTATTATGAACAATTTGGCATTAAAAGGTATAAAGTAATTCAAAAATCAATCGAAGAATTAGAGCTTCATATTATTGCGGAAAATCTTGGAGAAAGAGAAAAAGAGCTTCAAGCCGTTGTTAAAAAATGGCTTGAAGCAGAAGTAAATGTGACAATTAAATATGTTGAATCATTCCCTAATTATAAGCATGAAGAATTCATCAGCTTAGTCAACTATCTCTAATATTTTTGGCAATTTACCAATATATTGCTGACTGCACTTAATTGCTTTTTGACCATACAAAGTAAATGTATCACCATGCTTCAAAGGCTTATCGACATAAGGAACATAAACACTTTGATTTTCAAGATTAAGAATAATATGTTCTAAACTGTCTGGAAGATTTTGACTGACTATAGCCGTGTAATCTATAACATTAACTCTAAATGTAATTGTTGGATTAAGATAGGTTAGCCTGCTTGGTTCAACAATAAGGTCTAAAAAAGCCTGAGCAATAATTTGCCGCTCAGAATTGTCCATGTATTCGTTTTCGTCTTTTGCAATTAGTAGAAAATAAATTTCATCAATTCCAGTTAAATTTTGCAAACAATGATCATCATGCTCATTGTCGGCATCATAAAGATGAACAATTCCACTTCCGTTTCCGGGTACAAAAATAAAATGATTGATAGATGGATCGTTAGAGTCATAAACTTGCTTATTAAAACATGTAAATTGGCGACCTTTACTTGTCAAAGTAAACACATTAACTTCATAATCACCATTGCCATCAGCGCCAATATCTCCTGTGATTGAAAATTCTTCAATATCAATACCAGTTGCCGCCATCACAAACATGTCTGGATACATATTTGTAAAATATTGGCTCCCAGCACCAAAATATGAACTGCCATCGGCAATTATTCCATCCATGGGAGGATCAGTGTAATCTCCACTTCCTTCTGCAACTGCAACAGTATGAGTGTATGGAATGGAATTAGCACGGGCAGTATCATTATCTACACCATCATTATCCATATTGGCATAAAGCTGAGTTAGATTTGTATTTAGGCAATTTGCATCATCATACATGTCACCGCCACCATCAGAAATGTTGGTGTTAACTCCATCATCTTCTGGTTCGTCGCTGAAATAATATGGATTGATAATGTTTTCAGTGATTGTTTGATATCCAAGATTCAATCTTGTCAAAACTGCTTCAATACCCATAATATTCCTTTTTCAATGTGATTTACAAATTCACTGTCTCAATATTTTTTGCAATGATTAATAATTCATCAGCTTAGTTAACTAGCTCTAGTATTTTCGGTAACTTGCCAATATACTGCTGATAACACTTAATTGCTTTTTGTCCATACAAGGTAAATGTATCGCCATGCTTCAAAGGTTTATCAACATAAGAAACATAAACAGTTTGATTTTCAAGATTAAGAACAATATGTTCTATTCTATCTGGAAGATTCTGACTGACTATAGCCGTGTAATCTATAACATTAACTCTAAATGTGTAAGCTGGTAATGGATAATTTGTACTTGTATCATCCGTTATGGCCATAGTACTGCCGTAGCCTCCGGCTGAAACGAATTTCCAATTTTTGTCTGAAGCAATTTGAATTGGTGAAGAACTGTCATTTTCAGTTCCGTTTCCTAATTTACCGCTGTAGTTGTCTCCCCATACCCATAAAGTACCATTAGACTTTAATGCGACAACACTACTGGTTCCAGCAGAAGCACTTGCCCAATTAGAAGCATTTCCGACTTGAACTGGAGACGATACTATTGCTGTATATCCGTTCCCTAATGCTCCGCTGTCTCCCTCGCCCCATGCCCAGAGAGTGCCATTTTCTTTCAGTGCTACTGCATTATATAAACTGACAGAAACACTTGACCAATTACTTAGACTTCCAACTTGAGCAGGCGAAGACAAACTAATGGTATCGCCGTTTCCCAAAATTCCAAAATTTCCTTCTCCCCAAGACCAAAGAGTTCCATTGTTTTTTATGGCAAAAGAAGATAAAGCTGAAGCAGAAATTTGCTTCCAATCATTATCTGTTGTTATTTGAACTGGGGAAGAATATGTAAATGTGTCATTTTGACCCAATTGTCCACTACTACCTTCTCCCCATCCCCAAAGAGTTCCATCTGTTTTGATTGCTAATGCATGGGCACCTGTATTTGAAATTTGATCCCAATTAGAATCACTTCCAACCTGCACAGGAGATGATCTAGCATCGGTATCATTTAATCCAAGAATACCAGAATAATTAACTCCCCATGTCCACAAAGTGCCATCTGATCTAATAGCAGAATTATTGAAAAATCCTGCTGAAATTTCTTTCCATGAAAAACTTCCTATTTGAACTGGAGATGAATAACTAATGTTTTCGTTATTTCCAATTGATCCTCCTGAGCCTTCGCCCCAAGACCAAAGTGTTCCATTTGTTTTAATGCCAAGAGTATGAGTGGAACTGGTAGAAACTTTTGCCCAAACGCCTCCAGATAGTATGTTTTGAACTGGAGAAGATCTGTTAATAACAGTTCCATCTCCTAATACACCAGAATTGTTAATCCCCCACGCCCAAAGCTCATTGCCAGCCATAATGCTCCTTTACTTTATTTTCTTGAAAACAGAATATGGATAATTTTCATTATATTTCTTGTTATCTTTTCCAAATTTTACAAATGTGCCGCTATCATTTTTCACTGATAATGGTTCAAATGAATCAGCAATACTTGTATCTGTCATCTTGAAATTTGAATTATAAATTACAAAATAACCATCCTTGTTGAGCTTATTGGACAATTCAATAACAGCTTTCTCAAATTTAGAGAAAGGATAAATTTCACTGCAATCTTCTTTATTTTCCAATTGTGGATATCGACAGAAAACAGATAATGCAAAAATAAAATCAAATGTACCATGACCTTCAACCGTTGTATCATAAGATATTTTATCACTATTTTTCATTCTATTAGCAACTTTTATAAGTCTTTTATTAATATCAACTCCAACAATTTCCGATTCTGGGAAGTAATTTTTTAATGTTTTGCATTCTAATCCAATTGAACATCCGAAAGACATAATTCGGATTTTTCCTGTTTTTAATTTTGAACAGTAATCAAACAAATCAGGATAACGATTGTTTTTCGTTATTCCAATATATTGATGTGTTTTATTTCTATCCATAATATTCCTTAAAATAAGTTTTAATTCACTTCTTTATCCTAAATGCATAAAAAATCACCTATGTATTTATAAAATTTTCTTCAGATTTAATTTGACAACAGACTTTATTGGTAATATTTTATGTATATGGCTATTTATTTTTGATCAGAGGCATCTATGAATAAGTCTGATTTTTCTCACGAAAAAATTAAATTCTTTCATCATGTTAGTTTTGATGACATTAATCAACGTATGAAAATAATGGGAATAATTCCCGAACACAAAGAATTCCAGAAAAGTCTAAACAAAGTTCAAAAAATCAAGACTGATAAAATAAACCCAGAAATGCTTCCATGTTATCAATCTGCTCTCCTCAACTTCCCACAAGAACAACATCTTTTCAGAAAACTTAATTTTTTGAAATATCGTGCAAAGAATTTATTTGCTAATACAGACGTAAAATACCCAGAAGCGAAAAAAAAACTTGCAAATCATATTCATCGAAAATCTCTCGAAGTCAGAAACCAAATTGCTGAATGCAATTTCCGTTTAGCAACGCAAATCATGAAACATAAAAATGCAATGCAAGATGGCAACAGCACTGAACAAATGCTAAGTGATGCTTATTTCGATGTTTTGAAAGCTGTTGATTACTTCAACTGGACACTTGGCCACAGGTTTTCAACATATGCTACTTGGGTAGTGAAAAAGAATTTCTTTCGAGACGCTAAGACCAAAATGAATCAGGCTGAAAAAGTTGCCTACCTCGATGATTCCCGTGCGGAAATGATCGAGGACAGAGGAACTGGAGAAGCTGATGAAAAGAACCATGAGTCGAGACAATGTCTAATTAAACGACTGATTGGAATGCTGGTTCGTGAGAATATTGGCACAGACAGAGTGAGACAGGCATATGTGCTTGAAAAATACTTCGGGGTTAACGGTCGTGATAAAATGACGCTTGAACAAATCAGCGAAGAAGTAGGAGTCACGAAAGAAAGAGTCCGACAGTTAAAAGAAAAAGGCTTAGAATGGATTAGGGAAAAGGTGCTGGAATTAGGACTTTCTATTGATGATTAGATTTTTGCTTTACATTCAATAAAAAGACGAGTATACTGATTTTGTTGACGCAAACGATGTGGTCCTGACTCACAATGTGTGGTAAGTCAGGTCAACCTTCGCAAAGTATGTGTCAGCAAAGGGTTAGATGACATGTCAACTAAGCGTGCTGTTTCTTCGCAACAGATTTCCTCTACTGTTGCCTCTGTGGGTGTCAAAAAAACTGGTCTGGCTGGTCTTGCCAATATTGCCAGTAAGTCATCGTCGTCAAACAACAAGCCCCAGAAATGGGAAATGCCTTTGACTCCTGAGTCTCAATTGCAGGCTCAACGATGGATCGCCGCCAAAAGCGTCCTTGAGCCTGTGATGGCTCGTGTCGAGAACAGCAAGGACGAATTCGTCCAATATGCCATGGGTGTGATGGCCCAGAAGCTTTTCGACAGCAAGAGCAAACCCTCCAACCCAGTTGTTGTCATCCGCAAAGAGGATGGGAGCATCGATAGCACTTTTCAGTTTTTGATGACAGACAAGTTCAAAGTGAAGCTGCCTGAAGCTCCAGTTGATCAGGATGTAGCAGAATTTTACGCTACCATCTTTTCTGATTTGGGTTTGCATCCTCACGATGCTAACAATTTGGTTGAAAGCGAACTCGATCTTTCGCCAAGCATTGAATTCCGCAGTCCCAAAGAATTGACTTCGGGTCGTTACGGCGAGAACAGGGAATGGGTCGAATCCACTCCAGCAGAAAAGTTGGCAGGTGAAAAAATGACTGCCCTTGTCTTGTGGAATGGACAAGGTAAAGCTCCTGCTGCTTTGACCGATGAAGAGAAGGCTTTGGTGGTTGTGAGTTCAGCTTCCGTGAAAATCAGGGCTGGGTTCTTTGATCGTCTCTCAACCTATTGCCGTTCTGTGGATCAGGTTGTGGCAGTTTTAGGCTTGATCCAACCTGTAGTCTATCCAGCGTATGCTAAGTTTGCCACGAATGATTCTGTGACAGTGCAGGCACAGCGAAAAATCACGGCTGCTGCGGAAATTTTAGGTGGATAATAAAACCTAAAGTTGTTAATATAAGGGGGAAGGCTCAATGCTTTCCCCCTTATAATTTGCTGGTGAATTATGACAATTGATTTTTCAGAAAATAGTTACAAGTTAACTGAATCATTAAGTTTGTGTAAATCAGTTAAGCAAAAAGCATGTTTGATTATTGATTTTTACAATTCAAGGCGTATCAATGGATCATTAGAGCCAAGATGGATTCATCGTGCTTACGAATTATTGCAAGAATATATTGATGACAAAATAGACAAAAAAGATTATTCTATTTGTGCAGAATTAATTCGTAGCCATGAAATGGCTGATGGTTCAGAGGTTCCTGCATTTCCGAATGTTCCTAGCAGTCCTGTAAGGATTATTCATGAGGGGTGGAAAATTGGCACACCAACTTGGATATTTCTTGGGAGGAATTATCCTGATGCAGCGCATGAAGTTGGATATGGTTGGGTTGTAGTTAAGCGTCAGGTTCCCAGTGATTTTTATAAATTATTTGATTCTTCTATTTCAGACACAGTTTGGATTGGGTATCATTTAAATGATCAGATGGGTTTTGATGCTACGAATGCCAATTGCATAGGGCCAGCAATTAATTATGAAGATTTGATTGCTGCAATAAAAAGGCAAACAATAAGTAATGGAAAATAAATATAACTTGATAGGTAGAATTGTTTTCATTTTTTCTTAGAAATATATTAACTGTCAGTGGTGTTTATTTTGTTGTCAATGGAATTTCATAATGGAAATTGAAATTAACAAAGATGATATTTTGGATTATTTTGATGATGGGAAATCCATTCTTTTGTCTTACAGAAATATTTACAAGGAAATTAAAATTTTAACTCAAGTTAAAATTGAGGAAAACAAACATTCTATAGAAAATGTTTGTTTTGTTAAAAATAGAATTTTGCTCAACATTTCTTGATATTTTCTAAATCTAGAATCATGAGTGGAAAGCTATTATATTTTCATGTATTATTGCACTGATAAAATTATTGTAAATCGCCATCTTGCTGGATGTTTTGCTGGGTCTTATTCAAATCATATAATATATATTTTTCAGCATAATTCAAAAGGTGCAATTGGTCTTTTGCTTAATGGCGGAAAGATCGGAAACATTACTAGCAATCAGTTGAAGGACATATTCAATACTAAGGAAGGAAAATATGAAAAATTTAAGGACATGTTGATTAATGGCAATTTGTCTGATATCCCTCTTTTCCTTGGCGGTAATGAAACGACCAAGGGAATTTATTTTATTCATTCCTATCCAGAATACAGTCAAATAATTGATTCACATGAAAACAAAGAAAAAATTACGTTAAATTCGGTTATTGGTGAAGAGAAAAATAAGAATAAACTGAGAGAAGGAGTTTATTTCGGCACTCCTTTCACTTTTGCTGAAATTGTCGAGTCAGAAAAAATTGATGTAAATAGGTTTCGTTTTTATTTTGGTCAGCAGTCTTGGGTTTCTGGCCAACTTGAATCAGAGATTCAGGCAGGTTATTGGTCAGTTATTGACGCTGATGAAGAATATTTTTTTAGTGAATCTAAATGTGAAAATCTTGCTTCTTTAAATCAAAAGCGGCCAGATTTTTTTTCTATGATAGCGCCAAGTCTTAATTAAAAGAAATTTTGATTCATTTGTTTTATATTTTTTGCTTCCTTAAAATTATCTAGGAGGCAATTTTCATGGACTTATCCTTTTTGAATAAATGTCTTGATAAAGATTATTCTATTTGTTTTCGTTTGCCATGTCATAATTATGTTCCACGTCATTTCCACATAACAGAAGCTGCTGTTGTGGAGAAAAAATTCACGGACTGTGGTGGTAATAAGCATCAAGAAAAATATATTAGCTTACAGATTTGGGTATCAGATGATACAGATCATCAATTGACATCTGAAAAAATGCGTAAATTATTATCAACGATTGATAAGGGCAATGAATGTTTGCCTGTAAAAATTGAATATGAAGAAAAAACTTTAGTTTTTTATGATATTTGTGAGGCACAATATAGTTCTGATCACTTGATCTTTAATTTGGGTCGGATTGTTGCTAAGTGTCTTGCTGAAGATCAATGCAAGCCAAAAACTAATTGTTGTAATTCTAACTGTTGTTGAGGACATTCGCATGTTTGAGCCTATGTTGCCTTTAGTCCAGCCTGAGACATGTTTTTCTATTGAAAAAGAATGCATGAATGTCAATGATATTGATCTTGTTAAAAAATTGTATAAACAAGTAAAGAAGAAAAACCCTGTTATTGCAACTTGGATTAATGCATGGGCCAAGAAGACCAAAGACAGATTTGGCGCTATGGCCTGTGCTCTGATTGTTTATCGTCTCCTTGAGAGTCAAGACGAGGCTGACATGATGAATGAACTTTTGTGAAATTCTTGGTTGTGGGTCATTTTTGCTTATTGATTGTCTAAATAAGTTAAAATGACTCATAACCAAGGAGCATGATGGAAAAAGATTGTCGCACCTTGGGTGAAAAGGTAAGTGATTCAGTTGCTAGATTTGGAGGTTCTTGGAACTTTATCCTTTCTGGTTTTGCTATTATTTTAGCATGGGGCATAATTAACAATATTTATTTTCTTCCTCACTGGGATGAATATCCATTTATTTTGTTAAATTTATTTCTTTCTCTCATAGCAGCTTTTCAAGCGCCATTTATTCTAATGGCACAGAAAAGAGTTGAAGTAAAACAAGACGCCATTTATAGGACTCTTTTCAGGGAAATCAAAGAATTAGTGGAAATTGATTTGAGTTTAGAGCATGAAGTTCTTGAGACAAATAAAAAGTTAGAACAAGAAATTCAACTCATTAAACAAATTTTAGAAAAGCCGCAAGATGAAGAAAGAAAAGATGAAGAGAAAAAAACAGTTTTCTAAGGAGGGGGCATTCCTGCTCGACCCTAAAAAGGTCAAGGTACATTACGCCACAATATCATGAAGTATCGTGCAACTTGCACTATAATTTTTAATTTTGAATCTAATTTGCCATATGAAAAATCTATGGAATTAGCTAAAAAATATTTGGAAGAAATTCCAATAAAAGAAGGTGTGGAGGATATTCGCACAATTCTTTCTTTGGACAAAATGAAGGAAAAAGTAGAAAAGATTAATTTAGGAGAATTTCTTTTTGAAGAAGTAATGCCCTATATCACTCACGATCCAATTAAGCGTGAATACAAGAATAACAATGACATCTATCAAGTAAAGATGAACACTGACAGGTATCATGTGTTTAGAGATAATATTGCTTGTGTTTCATGTGGGCTGAAAGCTACAAAAATTTTACTAGAATGTCATCCATCTGATATGGTGCCACATTTTAATTTTTATGGCGAAGAAGATAAGAAAATGATTCTTTTCACTAAAGACCACATAAAGGCGAAAGCATTTGGCGGCGAAGATCAATTAGACAATTATCAAACCATGTGCTGTATTTGTAACAATTTGAAAGCACACAGTAATTTAACTTTAGAATCAGTTTGTAAATTAAGAAAATTATATAACAACAATAAAAGAAAACTAGGAAAGAAAAAACTTCACGATCTAATTGAAAAAGAAAGATCAAGAATTGAACAGCCTTGGCCACACCTAATCATTAAATCAACATACAAACCAAATAATGCTGTTCAATGTTTAGTTGATTTAGTCATCATAGAGAAAGATGGAAACTTAGTTTGCATCCATGCTCAAAACTTAAAAGAAACGCTAATAAGTAAGGGATTTATTGAAAAAGGAACTTACTTAGAAGAAATACTTGAAATAAATGATGATGTCGCTTGCAATTTACCTAATGGAAAAACAATATTAATATACAAAGGAGATGTTGTAAAATGAAAAAATAATGATAAATAATATAAAGTAGAACAGAGGAGACAAATGGCACTAGAAGATTGGGAAAATGAATTAAGAAAACAATTTGAAGAAACTGAAGAAAAATCAGCATCAGAAAAATATGTTGATTCAGTTCCACAACAAAAAAATAAAATTGAAGTCCCTTCTCCCGTTATCGTTCCCGTCACAGAAAATAAAGACAGTAGCACTTTTGTTTTTTTTGTGCTTCTTGTAATAATTGGCTTGGCTACAATTTTAGTTTATGATAATAAAACTGGTAATCATTTTAAAAATTGGATTTTTTCCAGTTTTCAAACTAAACAATCTGTTTCAGTCGTAAAAGAAGAAACCTTTGACCCTGAACTTGTTAAATTGAAAAGCGATATAGATAAATTTAAATTAGAAAACAAATCTTCATTGGATGCAATTAATGCAAAATTAAATGTTAATTCTTCTAAAATTGGTCTGATGGGATTGTTATTGAATGAAAACTTTTCAATGATTATGAAAGGTGCTGATGCAAGTGACTTTATTTTCTTCAATCGTGATTGGACTCTTGATAGAATGCCCAAATATATTGAACTCACAGAAGATGACAAGGAATATTTGAAAAAGTTTGTTAGGCCCAATTAGTATAATTTAAAAGCATCATTTCCTGTATAACCACTTGCAACACTTGTGTCGTTTATTACTGTGGCCATATAATCAGCAGTAATTATTGCTAAGTCTTTATCTTGTCTTAATTCATAAATAACTTCTATTTGCATCGATGAGACATTTGGATCATAATCCCATTTGCGAAAATATTGATTTAAGTTATTTTTAGACCAACCACTCATCTGACCACCAGCTTTTCCTTCATACGATGTGATTCCATTTAAATTTAAATAATTTAAAAAAAGGTTCTTTTGCCAAATATCACAAGATAAACTATTTGGCTTTCCTGCGCCATAGCCGACAACAACATCGAGAAGAGGATCTTGGGCTATTTTCCTGTGGCGATTGCTCATTCCATGTAAATAAAAGATGTAGACAATTGGATTTGTTTTCAGTATTTTATTTTTAAAGCGAATGATTGGGTCTAGAAATTCTTCACGGACAACATCTTCTAAACAATGGTAGACATTATTGCAGTCGGCCTTGTCTCTCATGAAGTCAACGGTTTCGCTTCTTTCCCATCCTTTATTAATAACTGCATAGGCATCAATTGACTTGGCAATATGATCAGCCATTATGTCAGTATTTTCATCGTCTCCACTATAGCCATGTGGGGCTACAATGATTACAGGAATCTTGCCTTCAATAATGCTTACTCTTTCCATGTTTATATTATATATTATTCAATAGAAAATCACGACATTTTTAATTGAATAATTTTCATAAAATAGTAAATAGTATCTATGCCTAACAAGTGGGCCTAAATTTAAGGAGGTGGACGATTAAGTATAATAAATTTCATTTGGACTTATCATCAAAAAATTTCGAGGAAGTAAATTTGTATCTTGAGGCTATTTTCGATGTTTGCTGTAAATTGAATAAAATGGGAATTACAACCAATATTAAAAAAATTAAGCCAAATCGCAAGAAAAACTCACACAATTTACCTAAATAATTTAGATTCAAAAATGGAGAAAAAAATGAGCAATAACAACCTGATGCCACCTATCGGATATAACGAAGCAGCATCATCGGGTGAAAAATCAATATCAATTCTTTTCAGCAAACTCTTTGAATCTCGTGATTTTGCTCATTATGCACATTTGCAATCAAAGTCTTATAGCCAGCACAAAGCACTCGGCGGCTTTTATGAATCAATTGTTGATCTTGCCGACACAATTTTTGAAACATATTCTGGGAAATATGGACTTGTTTCATTCAAAATGAATTCTGTGCCAGCCAATCAGGATGTAATATCTTATTTTGAATCATTCGCTAAATTTGTAGAAGGCTTTCATAACACGATTGATAAAAAAGATACATTTATTCATAATCAATTAGATGAAATTTCTACCGAAGTTTATCATCTAATTTATAAGCTTAAGAATCTTAAGTAAATCATTCGGCTTCGTAATAATAAACTGTATGAAGAGGTGTTGGACACAAGTTTAAATCTGCTGCCTCTTTGATGAATAAAACAATAGCAGGCAAGCTTTTTTCTACAGATGGTCCAACTTCTGTGTATTCGACAAATTGGCGGCTTTTCTTGCCCCACATCATCTTGATACTTGCTGATCCAGCAGAATAGAACCAGTCAACATCTGTTCCAGAACCTTGAGCATTTTCAAGTCTTTCAGTTTTATAACCATTTATCCCAATCATCTTAGCAATAAGATTATTTATCTTGTCGCCATCTTCTTTTTGACAAATCTCAGGAGCATAAATTGATTCTCCAAATGTGTGCATGTTCATAACAGCTTTGAACTTCATGTGATTCATTAGACACATTACAAGCTTAATTGGTGAAGGAGAAGGATTGTTGGGTCTTTTAGGGTAAGGGAAACTAATCGAAGGATTGTAACCCTCAATCTTGTCAGATTTCAAATATGTATCTGGCGACATTGTTGGAATGAAATAAATATCACGATTATTAAGAATCCATGTTATGTCATCGTTTTTTCCATAACCATTCAAAAGCTTTTCTATTGTGTGCATCGTAGCAAGTATCGCATACTCTTCATCACCATATAAACCTGCGTTGATAAGAACCTTTGGTTTGTCTTTTGTTCCTATCCTAAAATAATGACATTCTGTTCCATTGGCAGTTTTACCATATGTTGCAATGTCAGTGAAATCTGGTGCTTCTTTGTTCCACTTCTCAAGCTGGTCAATTATATCACTTTGTTTTTTATAATTTAAGGCCACATTGCTTACTTGAAAAGATTTATCTGAAACTTTTTTTGGCAAATATTTATCAATAATTTTGTTTGTAATTTTTTCTATTTTATTTTTAACATAATCTTTAGTTTCGTGTTTAACCACACTTATGGCAAATTTTTGCAATATATTTTTTTTATATAAAAGAATTACGTCTGCCACGAAGAGCAGAGAAATAGTGGCCAAAACAATTAACCTGAAATTTCTCATATCATTATATATGATTTGAACAGGTAAAAGACTTAAATTCATTTTGCCAAACGTCAATTGCATAGATTTTTTAGAAGCAAATTACTTCAATAAAGTGCCGCCAGAATTAATTTTTGGATTAACTATAATATAAAAATTATGAAAAATCCATGGAAGAAACTTATTTCAAACGTAAAAATATCTGGTCGTGTCGGCTTGGCCTATGCTGCTTTACATGGCAATGAGGAAAGAAATTCATTGCATAAAATATCTATAACTTGGCAGGACTTACAGAAAAAATTCGCTGAACAAAAAAATAAGTGTTTCTGGCTAGGTGTGCCAATTGATCCAAATTGGATATTTAAGTCTTGGTTCCCTATGGCTCCTAGTGTCGATAGAATTGATAATCTACAAGAATATACATATGAAAACATTGTCATTTGCACTCGTTTCGCAAATTTGGCAAGAGGAAGTTGCGAAGCTTCCAAATTTGCCAAGATAATTGTTGCTTTGAAAAATAAAGGAATTAATCCAGACATGGATGGATTCAATAAGTTATTTTAAAAATATCTTTTGTGATTTATTGCGTTTCCACTTCCATTATGAATTCTTTGCCACCTTCTCCAAATGGCCAAGGATCGTGAATACAACTTGTTATTTCAACCGAACCTGTTGATGGCCAATCATTTTGTTTTAAATCAAATTCTGGCAATCTTGGATGCCATAAAATTCTTCCGTTAAGACCTTTGGTTATGTGACCGGGATACAAGAAAATTATTTTTCTTCTCATTGCGATGCCTCAATTAAAACAAAATTGTAACACAAAATTATTGATCAGTCAATTTTTTAATCTTCAAATCAATAAATATACTTGTCACATCAAGTAAGGAGGCTTATGTGGATTTATCTATTAATCATTAATATTATTGCTGTTCATGTTTGTTTTTTAGTGTTAATTTTTTTATTAATCAAAATAATCACTGATGATAATCATGATTACATGATCCGAGAAGTTCATGAATTTTATATTCACCTATTAAAAAGAATGATTAGGAAAAAATGATTATTCTGTGATGCGATAAAGAAATAGCGGTGTATTTGGACCCATCCAAGCACCGCTTACATTGAATTCAAAATATTCTTCTGCTTCTTCATAACTCATATCTTTGGCAAGTATTTTAATACATTTTTCACGATCATAAATTGCTAGAGAAGGTTGGCTACATCTTCTGGCAACACCAATCAAAGCTTCCTCAAATCCATCAGCAAAAAGAGCATCAGGATTCTCATCAGCAAGTTGAATTTTAATCTCTTCGTACATGGTCTTTCCCCCTTGATTAAAACATACAATAACTTAAAAAAATGAAAAAACAATAGTGATTTTCATTTTTTGTAAGTTACAATCAATTTTAGAAACATGAAGTAATCTTAGAGGTTTGACAATGAGTGAAGCTGGTGTGTTGGCGTTGATAATGGGTTTTATAATGATCACTGTTTTTATAATTGTTAAAGTTTGGTACGATCTAACAGAAACATAGAAATCAAATTTTAAAGCCTCGCCATAAATGACGAGGCTTTAAAATTTAATGGGTTTTCAAATTAATTAGTTTGTTTCATCAGGTACAGTTACTGTATTAATTCTTTTTATCTTGAAGCCGGGAATTGAATCATCTTCAGTTTCAACTAAAATCTGCCTTGTCCGCACAGGTGGCTTTTTCGGTGGAATTACCGCTTTGACCTCCATAAGATTGTTGCTGCTTTCACGAGGGTTTCTTTTGCGAGAAACAGATTCATCTGGACTCACTTTTTCAGAAGAATTGTCAGGGATGCGATTTTTTGCGTAAAATATACGCCAAAGATTAGCAGCATCGGCTCTGTGCGCTGGATCTGAATTTGGGAATGGGCCAAAATCAACTCGCCTGTTCAGTTGGACCATGGCGATATGAGTTAATGCCTCCCTAGCAGCTTGTGATACCAAAGGCTCAGGATCATCAAGCAACATATACAACGACTCATTAGGCTTATAGCTCATTCCAGAAGCGAAAGCTGCTGCAACACGGTAAGTTGGATCGCTCGACACAATAGCTGGTGCAATCATATCGCTGTTCGTGTTTAGGTTACGAGCTAAATTAGTGGCGTGAAGCCTCATCTGGACGATACTGGCGGGTGTATTTAGGTAACTGCTGCGAGTTGGAGAGCAATTAGATCCATGGCCACAACCAACAGCTTGACACATCGACTCCAGCCCATTTTGGCTGAATGTAAGTAAAACAATCATAGTGAGCATTTTTTGCTTCCATCCTATATTAGAAAAGTTGACACACTTGTTAATATAGACAACCAATCCATTGTTGTAAAGAAAAAATCAGGATTGTTTTTCTCAAATTTCTAAAAGTATTTTTAATTTAACTTTTATATCTTCAGATATCTTTTTAGCATGTTCATTTTCGACAAGGGCATCTGAAATTTGTGACAAGTAAAAATATATTAATGATTTAAACTTATTGTCTCTGGCGTATTTGATCCAATCATCATGAGTTGAGCTAAAAGAAATCTTTTTGTCCAATGAGCTTTTGAATGATTCTTTAGAAATTGTCAAAAGATTTTCAATAATTTCCTTTAATCTTCTGAGTTTACATTCTTCCCTGTCATTGGAAAGCTCATGTAAAAATTCAAATAAGGCCAAGCTGGTTGCTGCGTCTGATCCTATAAGTGTAATCATTTTCTCATAGCCAGAAAAAAAGCTATCACTTTTAAGTTCTTTTCTAATGGATGGATTTTCAGTTGCGTTCAGATAAATGTTTGACATCTTAGAATTCACTAAAAAGTTTTCTTTTAATTTTTTTATTACATCCATATTTGACGCTTTGCGACTTATTTCGCTGTAAGATTCAGGCAAAGAAATTATTTTGTTGCGTTTTAAGCTTCTTGGTTTTGGCAATTGATAAATAGCATCAATTTCTCTTCTAATTTGTGGATCTACTTTAACGCCACTGGCTCTACGAACATGGTGTCCGATAATGTCTTGGAATTTATCTGTATTAATTCCTTCTGGTGAAAGTGCCGTTGTGAATCCATATTTTACTGCTCTTGGCAAGTCTCCTCTGAGATTTACCGATCTCGCCCAATCTTCTGGTTCTTTTGTAGATGGATCAACATGTCTTTGTAATTGTCTGAGCATTTCTTCTGGTTTTTTTGCCGCTAATATGTGAGTAAGACTTGCTCCTCCTCCCTCTGGAGATCCTACAGCCAAAGGAACCTCCCATTTTCTGTTTTTCTGGGTTTTGGGGATTTTCATGCCTTGCATCATTGCATATTCAGGACTATTGGGGTCAAGAGCCGCTCCCATTTGAGCGTAAGGTCCACCGGGTTTATTTACAGAAGCATTCATTTTGTAAAAATTAGCCACGAAATCAACCCAAACATCCCATAATTGTTGGCTACCAATATTTCTTTTTGCTAATTTATTAATTGTTCCAAGATAATCTCTTATTGGCTTTACTGCTTTGCTTGGAACATCCAGTCCCATTTTTATATCTTTTTTTGTAAATTTTTTATCAATGTTCCATAGTTCTGGGTCTATTTCACTGACTAAGTCTGGAAAAACTTTTCTATATATATCAACATTATGAGTATCTATACAACCAATTCTACCGAATATTAGTTGTGCCATAAAACCAGCCTTAACTGGCCCTGCTCCGGGTATCATGGCTAATATACGAATCAATGTTTCATCATCATCATTCTTAGCAGCCATTAATCTTTCATATAGTTCGTGTCTATTGTTCCAAATATGAACAATAGTATCATATTTCCATCCAGCGACAGTCTCAAGAACCTTTGCGTCTTCAACATTTAAAGTGTGGAATATTGCTGAAAGTATTTCAGCAGGATCATTTGGCCACTCGTCATAAATTGTTTTTCTACTGTCATCTCCTGTTCCCTTTATGTCTAGTGGTATGTTTTTAAGAGATGTTTTCATGATATTTTCTTTTGAGATTTTATCAGGAAATAATGTTTTTAAAATATTCATTATAATCGGGAAATTGTCCCAATGAGCACTAAAACTTACATTCGCAGTAAGTGGACTAAACATAAGAACTTGTGCCATTTGGTCGGCATTTGTTTGAGCAAAAGCTTTGATAAATTCTATTTCACGAAGATAAGCACTGATTGGAGTTTTAACACATACTTCTCCACTAGATGGATTAGCATCTGTGTTTTCGTTTAGTGGACGTGTGCATAGTCCAAATAAAAAATAACTTTGAAATGCTTCTTTTAAATATAGCCAATCAGAAAATGAATTTAACATATTTTATTTAGCGTTTTAATTAAAAATTTACCTATTTTTTTCGGAGCAAACCAATTTTCCCAAACCGATCTAGCTTTAACTGACATTTCAGAAAGATTGTATTCTTGCTTGTAATCTTTTATTCTTTTTTCGATTGATTCTATATTGTCTTCTTCAATTCTAATCAAAAAATTATAATCTATCTCATCTTCTAACGGTAGTTTTGCCTCATCAGAAATAACTATTGGTATTCTACCAAATGACATTGCCTCAAATAATCTTATCGATGAAACACCAAAGCCTTGTGGACATAAAATAAATTTTGACATGTTCATCAAGCCAGAATAATATGACTCCAAAGAACTTGTGTCTCTTTCAAAATAACGCTCTAGCCAAAATCTAATATTAATAATGACAAATTTCATTTCAGTACAAGTCATCCTTTTGACCATTTTTTTTCTAATATCATTACATGCGTAGCCCATAAATGAATAATCATACAAAGCAAGATCTATTGGCGTCACTGTCTCTGGAGGTGATACAATCGGTTGATAAGCCATGCAAAACATGTTGCTGCTTTTTTTAACAGAAAAAGAAAAAACAATTGATTCAGACACAAGGAAATTGATTTCTACATCAGTGTCAGATCCAATAAAGAAAATATGCTTTCCTTTGTTTTTTTCATAATATGGTAATATTTCTTTTATTACTTGTTGTAATTCCAATTGATCAACAAACCGATGAGTGTGTCTTATCAAAAGTGGCACAATTAAAAAATCACATTCCAACCAAGAATTTATGGTTGGAATTGAATCATAATCACCTATCACATGAAATGCATTGTTCATAACAGGCTTCGACTTGTCGAAGAAATCTGTCATCGGTGTGATCGACCATTCTTTTCCTGTTATTTCAACAAAAGATTCTACTGGATAAATAAAAAATTTCATTATTTTATGACTTGAAAATTTGTAATGTAAACACTAAAATTGATTTAACGAGCCGACGCATCCGGTGATGCACCAATTCTTATACAGTTGTACAGTTTGGTTCGACTCCAAACGGCTCGATAAAAAAATCATATGATTTCTATTGTTTTACCATTTTCGCATTGCTGCTCTTCTAGCATATGTCACGTTTGCGGCAAATGGATTATCAGTTGACCTGATGATGTTTTGTTCTGGGGGAACAGTATCTGCAACAGGCATTGGCCTATTAGCATTTCCATCTGGATTTAGACCAACTCGTTTGTAATAAGCTGCTTTTTGTTCTGGGCTAAGACCAGAACCACTAGAAGGACTAGAAGCGGTTTGTCTTTCAATTCCATCAAGACTGCGTGGTGTTGCTTCAGATGGTGAATTAAAACTAGTTAATTGATTTGAAGATGAACCTATTTCTGGATTGTATGACATTTTGTCATTGCCAAAACTCATAGTTGATCCTGTTCCTGATCCTGTATCGGCTACTGGTGCAATCTTTCCTTTACCGCTCATTCTTTGTTGATAAGCTGCTATTTGTTCTGGGCTAAGTCCAGTTCTAGTATTACCCATTAATGATCCACCTGCACCATCAGTGTTGAATCCAGATCCCATTGACAACATTTTACTTGTGTCTGATGGGGTAGAAGAAAAATTGTAATCTCCTCCAGATTGACCTTTGCCTGCCATATAAGTTGGCTTTCCTCTTTGTTGTAAGCCTACAGAGCCAGATTGATCTCCTCCAGAATCGAGTTTTGTTCCTGTGCTGCCTACTTGTCCAAGTCCTACTTGTCCACGAGATACTGGTTGTCCAAGAGATTTTGATTTTAGCATAGCAATCATTTCTTTGACTTTTTCTTTTTGTATATTTTTTGGAAAACTTAATATTTTAAATACTGTTCTTTTCATCGTCTCATCACTGTATTTGGAATCATTTATCCCATTTTTCCTAAGATGATCACGCAAAATTTCTATTTGCTTTTGAATGTTATTTGTATTTGGCTTGGCAGAGAGTTCTTTTTGTTTTTCTCGTGCTTGAATGTCTGATGCAATTGCGTTCAAATCATAACTTGGTTTTGGTTTAGGTCTTGGTTCATATGGCTTATCTTTAAAAGGATTAGAAGAACTATCGTACCCTGCTGATCTTGATCCAACATCTTTGGAAATTAACTCTAAATCATAGTCTGGAGTTGGAACTCTTTTACCAAAGCCCCACAGTTCGTCTATTCTATTAAATTCCTCTTCATCAAACACATTTTCATTAATCATTGAACTATTATTGATTAATGAAAATTTATTTTTATGTTCAATGAATTCAAAATAACTTCGCATATTTACCTCATAAAATAATTACTTGCTTTATTTATTCATTTTTTTTAAATAATTATCATTAAAAAATGAATTTAGCAATACAACTTCATAATGATTCTGTCACGAAAGCTATAAATAATTATTATGCAAAGTTTTTTTTCATTTTTAGTCGAGCGGGAGACAACTCTTCAATATCATGACGAGTTGAACCCCAAATTGTGGAAGAACAATAATTTGGATCAGGAAGTAAGAAAACATCTTTTGAAAATAGCTGAATTTTTCCGTGATTTTGCGAAAATTCCCAAAGAAGCCATCAAAGATATTATTTTCACGGGTGGAAATGCAAATTTTAATTACACGGAATTATCTGATATTGACGTGCATTTGATAATTGATAAGAAAAAACTTAAAGTTTGTAGTCCAGAAATAATGGATGATTACCTTTCTAACAAGAAGGCACTTTGCTCTTTAACTCATGATATTAAGGTTAAGGGTTATCCTGTTGAACTTTACGCTCAAGGAACTGATGACAAGTCAAGTAGCGATCAAGGTGTTTTCAGTTTAATGCAAAATAAATGGATCAAAGACCCAAAGAAAGTAAAAGTTGATTACAAAGATCCTTATCTTCAGAAAAAGATTAAGGAAATAGCAAGCAACATGGAAAAGTTCATGAAGCATAAAGGCAATAAAGTTGCACAGATGAAAGCTTACAAGGAAAGAATTCGTTCACTTCGTGGAATAGCTCTTCAAAAGGGAGGAGAATTCAGTTTAGAAAACTTAGCTTTCAAAGAACTCAGAAACAGAGGACTTATTGACAAGTTCTCAAATTACATCAAAAATATTGAAGATCATGAACTAGGTTTAGACTAATAATTATTCAGCAACTGAATAAAGCGCACTATAATTAAGCTGTGGTCATAGAGAGGTCGGAGTTTTTGCTCCGTTTTTGATGAAAGTTGTCTACATTGTTAATGAGTCTCCATTTTACATGGTTTTAGTTTATTTTAGCCTTATTTCTTTGAGGCGATATAATCCTAAAATTCCAGTGGAAATTCTATGCATTCGTGATAAAAATCAACATAGCCGTCAAATTTCTGGTTACAAAGAAAAAAAACTTGGTGTTCCATGGTTTAATTTTAGTCAATTTGTTCATGAATGCAGCAAAATGAATGTAATTTTCAATATAGTTGAAGATTTAGACATGGGCGAGGAACAAGGATTTACTCCAATTCAGAGAAAAGAATTTGTAAGAGTGGACGGTGAAAATATTCTTTTGTTGGACGCAGATACATTTATTTTTGCTGATATTACATCATTGTTTGATTCGTACAAAAACTATGACATTGTTGGCGATAAAAACAATATGAAAAAGAATGGTGTTAATTTACCAATTTGTGAAAAACATTTCTATCCTTTTAATTCTGGAGTAATTTTGTTTCGCAATGGAACATTCCAAGAGTATGGAAGAAAGGTTTATGATTTATGCGTCAATATAAAGAGAGAAAATCATTCTGTTGGTAAGTATTTTTCAAATTTGGCAAATAAAATAAACGAAAGTGTTGTTAAGTGTATGGGGTTTAGAGAAGAATTAGCTTTCACCACATTTGTTATTGAAAATAATTTTAAAAGCACATATTTTGATTCGACAGAAGTGCAAACGTATAAATTAAATGGTCCAACTAAAATATTTCACACAATAACTCCAAACTGGTATGCAACATGGCTAAAATTTCATAGAGCAGGAAAATGGCATGGGCCAAAGAAGATTAAATGCAAGTTTTTCAACCGCTAACGCAAATCTCCTTGTCGTGTTTTACACACAACAAAATCATGAGGAACAATATTGTTTCTGCGTAAATATTTTGCAATCTTGTTTTGAATGTAATTAAGCTGATTATAAATTGTTTGTCTACTTAATGGCGTGTCAACTTTGGGACTTTTATAAATTCTTCTGTATTCATCATACCAATTAGATCCATCCTCAAGACCTCTGTTGATATAACTAATTAACATAAATGATTCTTGTTCGCTAAGACGACATTCCTTAATAACACACTGAATATCATTTTCAAAATTTGAGTAATCTTCCGAATAGTTTTTTGGGAAAACAGTCAGATCAAATTTATTTTCTTTGTAGTCTGATTCATTATAAATGTTGATTTTTGAGCGTCTTGCAATTTTCAATCGCTCTTTATGCATTTTCCCACGAATTCTCATAAAGATTGCTTTGTGAACAAATGTTGTGAATTTAGCTTCAATTTTATATGTTCGATATTGCCAAGTGGCAGAGCGAATAGCTAAATAACCATCAGTTACATATTGATCATATTGATCTATGGTTAAATTAAATTTACGCATGATGTTGAAAATCATGGCGCTATATTGTTCTAATAATATATTTTCAATTTCAGCCGCATAAAACATCACCTTGAGATCTTTTGATAATTGAGACCTAAAGTTTTTTTCTGTAATGCTTTTGTAATGGCTGGAATCTCTCCTGAGAATTTGAATGAACTTCATGTAATCACGTTTTTTAATGTTGAAATATCTTGACCACTTATAGCCAAGATCATTGGCTGTTTTTAGTTTTTGAAAATCAACTAGCTCGTTAATGTTATTACGCATCTTGCTGATCATGTCTTTATCTTTCTGCTAATATCGAAATTTTTTGGTAACATATCATTTTTTTCAAAGAACTTTAGAAGTTTTTTATGAAGAATCTCAAGTTGATTGTAAATTGCCTGACGACTATAGGGCAGGCCTATTTTTTCATTTATATATTTTTTTCTATATTCATCATACCATCTTCCATTATCCATCTTATGATTTGCAAAACTACGAAGCATCATCGCTTCCTGATCATTTAATTTATTTTGAATAATAACATTTTCTATGTCTGACTCAAGTTCTCGTTCAGAATCAGAATATTGTTTGCAATTAACATGATTGTTAATGTTGAAAGATCCTTCGTCGTAATCACTTTCAAAACTTATCCTCAAATTATGACGACGATCTCTTTTTTCTTTCTCTTTGCAAAGCTTACCTTTAATTCTCATGAATATTGCCCTATGGGCATAAGTTGTGAATGATGCTTTCACTTTATATGTTCTGTACTGCCAAGTAGCAGCACGAATTGCCATGAAACCGTCTGTGACATATTCATCGAAATCATTCTGATCAATCCTGAATTTCTTCATAATGTTGAATATCATGGCGTGATATTGCTTGATAAGAACATTTTCAACTTCTGCTGCGTAAAACATCACCTTACAGTCTTTTGTAAACTGTGACCTGTATTTTACTTCAAGTTGTTTTTTAACTGATTCTGGATTTTTAAAGATATTATACATGAATCTCATGTATTCTCTTTTGCCAATACCAAATCTTGTTGACCATTTATGACAAATGTCATTGCATTTTTTAAGTTTTTCAAAATCCACAAGTTTTTTTATATCGTCATGCATCTTGCTGATCATGATAACTTCCTTATTTATATTATTTCTTCCAATCCGAAATTAAAATTCCAATGTCTGTTTGTTGATTCTATTTCATCTACAATTTTTTTCAAGAAGTTTCTTTTGTCAGTGTAATGTTTAATTCCATTATTTATCTGATCTTCTCTTGGTCCATCAACATCTCCATAAACTAACATCTCAGAAATCATACCTATCGGATCTCTATTTCTTGAATCAACTGTTGATGTAACATGATTCGTGATATATTCATCTGTAAGATATGCTTGTTTTTTCATTGACTCATAATCGAAGCAACGAGTCAGACTGATTACTTGTTTGAGATTCAACTCCATTTTAATTAAAACTTTGGGATCAGATCTTTCTATTATGATATTTTTTTCGTCAAAACATTCTTGATAAATATGGACCACCCCGTCCCAATACATACTGCATTTCGTTGACATTACTTGCTCCAACGATACTTTGTTTCATTTCTCAACTCGTCAATTATTTTACATTTATCAACAATCTGATGCAATAGATAAAAAATTAAATTCGCTTCTTTTTCATTACCTGATTCACGCATTTTTATAGCATCGTCAAAAAGATGTTGATTATTTTCATGAAAATCTGAAACTTCACTCATTTTTTCTCCAATATCTAATCAAGACTTTCTCTCAATAATTCTGATTCTTGCAAAAAATTAATTATTGTTTTAGATTTTTCACCATCAAGCAAAATTTCGTCATAAGAAAAGACCTGATGACCAAAGATATATTTAATTGCAATCCATATTCTTCTAAAAAATGATCTCTCTGGATTTAAATAGATATCTATTGAAACATCTAGATCGCAAATCTTACCATCTTTTTCCCATTTGTTCATCGACAGTCTGACAATGTGATCTGGGCTTCCACACTTACATGTGATGAACTTTTCCATTCTTTTCTCCTTTGGAACAAAAAACTGTAAAGATTTTTACCATTACCATTTTCTAATGTAAAATAGAGGTGTTGACAAAATTGTTTTGTCCACATGCTGAATTTTCTTAAAAGGCGGAAGTCATGTCAGAAAAGGAATGTTACGAAAAAGCAAGAAACAATTTGATTAAAAAATGCAAAAGAATCATCGCTTTGGCCAATCTGAATGCCCCAGAGATTATTATTTGCAATGAGATCAAAGGCATCCATACTATGATGCCTATGTTTGAAAAAGGATACCGTTATTTTCTGGAACGTGAAATCGAAGACAAAATGAAATTAGAGAAAAATAAACTTGGATTATGCATTGAAATTAACTGTAAAAATGAAATTTTAAAGGCTAGTAAATATGATTTTGGCCACATAATGTGCTATATGTGTCAAAATAAATATGATAACTCCCTTGAAACACAAATAAATGATGAGAAAAATTTGTAAAACAATCTAAATAATTTAAGCAATGGGGAGAACTATGAGAAATTTTGATAATTGGTTATTTGGTCGTGATCGTAATCTTTACGAAACAATGTCTAGAGAGAATATGTCAGACGATGATATGGATGCCCTGAAAGCGGCTCACCGTCAGGCCAAGGAAGAAGACGAACTTGAAGAAAAAGCTCGTTCTATTAGGTATCTTGCAAACATTAAGAAGAAAATTGAAGGATGGGTAGACTCTCATCGCAAGGGAACTAAGAGTCTGAAATTTATAGCCGCAGCATTAGTTAATCACGCTAAAACCAAAGAGGGAATTCGCAGCAATCTTCGTCAAGTCTATAATCATGAATTTAAAAATTTGAAGGACTTACAGCATGTGTTCTCTCACGAAAGCCTGATTAAACATTTGACTAATATTGATTCTCTTCACGCATTGAATATGATTGTCAACTCCGATTTCGATGATCAACTCTTGAGTCTTGAAAAAGATCCAATGCATCACAAGACAGATCATTCTCACGGAGATCTTGGCAAGAAGTTTGCTAATTTTGTTGTAAGCCACATTAAACACGCTACCGATGATGTTCTAGGAATTTTACTTGGCGGTCATCATAATAAAGAAGATGATAACAAAGATAAACCAGAATCACCAGAAGGGGCAGACCAGTTTAATATGGCAAACGCTGGCGGTCCCCAATCACAAGACGCAAATAATATGAACGCTGCTCCACCTCCTCCGCAAATTGGACAAGGTGGCCAAAATCAAATGGGAATGATGCCTGACGATCCAATGGGAGCAAGCCCTCAAATGGGAGCAAGCCCTCAAATGGGAGGTGACCCTCAAATGGGAGCAAGCCCTCAAATGGGAGCAAGCCCTCAAATGGGAGCAAGCCCTCAAATGGGAGCAAGCCCTCAAATGGGAGCAAGCCCTCAAATGGGAGCAAGCCCTCAAATGGGAGCAAGC